GTCATACTCGTTGTCATACTCGTTGTCATACTCGTTGTCATACTCGTTGTCATACTCGTTGTCATACTCGTTGTCATCGTCCGGTTCTCTGACCCAACCAGAATCGTAAATGACAGGCATCTTTCCAGCTCGTTCCATGACTTTGCTCCTTGTATTTCTTTGATCTGATTACTCCACATTATCACTGTCTTCGACAATCAGATCAAAGCGTCCGTAAGGACAGACTTGACGATCTTTGAAGACGTATAGCTCGATGGAATCAACCATCGAATACTGTTCGTCGACATAAACTCGCCTTACCTCTTGCTTATCAGCAAGCACATGGCCAGTGCGTTGAATCTGTGTACTCATTGCCTTTCGTACTACTGCTTGAAACTTGTTATCCGGAAAGAACAGAGCCTCGACAGGAAGGACAATGCTATACGATGTTGAATATACATCGTTCACATAGTAGCTTTCGCCTTCCCACATACAATCGTAAGCTGAAAATTTAAAGATAGCATACTTGCCTAATGAAGAATGCAAAGAATACTTCAGCGTATCCTCTAAGTTGACGATCTGTTTCCTTGCCTTTTCCCAATCGAATTTGCTATCGATCATGGTGTTCTCCCTTTGTTTTAGTTATACTTGTGTCCTTGTGACCGTCACAAGGCACCGTGAAGCTGGTTATGTTACTTATATATGCTTTGTCCAAAAGGATGTTCCGAGAACAGGATCGGAACGCCTGGTCTTCTCCTGAACATGTTCGTGCCAAAGTCTGTCAATGGCACTAATCGCTTCCGACAGAATTTCGTCGTCGGACAGCTCCTGATCGACAAACGATTCTACAGTCAAGATCGGTTCTTCCATGGGATAAGCCATGAAGCCTTTAGCATGGCTATCTGTAGGCATGACGACAATTCTGCGGTTATTGCGCATGACAAACTGCCACTCTGCATTGCCTTTGACATAGCCGTCATAGCGTTCGTGCCTGACGTATGGTGCCAGGCTTTGGAGGAAGGAAAGGGCTCGATCGAACCGCGGCTTGGCTACCTTTTGCAGATAGTCCTCGTACTCTTGCTGCTCAGTCTCCGCCATCAGTCTGTCCTCAAGCATGCCGTTAAGCGCAGCAATGTCCTTGTCGGTAAGACTGTAGAGCTTGCAGTTTTTCCTAGGCTCACCCATGCACGTGCGGACAATCGTGTTGTTTACCTTGTCCCATGCGATCCCATCGTATGCGTCGAAAGGATCGGGGCTCATACCTCTGGATATGAAAAAGTCTTTGGGCTCTGCATAGTAAGCCGCAATATTAGTCAGATCAATCAGAGTCTCGTTCATGGTATTCTCCTTTATTCTGGTTGTGTTTGCATCCTTGTGACTGTCATAAGGATATTAATGTACCTTGCCCCACAAGCCCAAGGTCTTGAGCGTATCTACCATGTCGATATGACGATAGTACCTAAGCCATGTTTCGTAAGCCGTCAGTGGCTTATCCGGCTTGGTATATCTGGCAGATTCCCAATCGATAGCGGCTTCGATCTTGTTTCGAATATCGATTGGGCCTGCGCCTGATATGATAGCCTTGAAGGAAGGATTGATGACTACGGTATGGTGCCTTGAGTACTTACGATGCCATGTCGTAGCCTGCTTATCGCCAAAGACAAGGATGTTGATACCCTTGATGACGTCATGGGCAGGAAAGAGCGTACGGGCGTAACGCCAGGCCAGGATCTGTACCCACAGCCAGTGATGGGCCGTGGTGCAGAATTCCTGCCAGCGAGTTTTTGCGTTCTTGCCTTTCGTATCCATGACGTTGTGTCCTTTGTCTTTGGTATGTGGTGTATGGTTCGCTTCACGGTGGCACATCGATAGACAATGTGCCACCGTGAAGCTGGTTATGTTACCTTGTCGATACTGGTATTGGTATTGGTATTGGTATTGGTATTGGTATCTGTCTGAATCGAACGTGACGGAACACGTTCGTTTTCTGAACGCTACCATCCGGCATGGTCTTCTCGACAGATTCGCGCCTAGTGGTTGCGCACACGGGCAGGATGTCCTTGTCCATGCCTGCTATGACGGCAAGCGTAGCTACCAGCTCACCGCCTATAATAATCATGTCGCCAGACAGCAGGCCAATGTCCCTGCTCCTGGCCCAATTGATGACGGGCTGGACATGCATGCATACCTGTATGTCGTCAGCTTCGGGCGGAATGTTCGCCCACAAACTTTTGAGCTCTGAAGGAAGAGTGATGATGGCGTCAAAGCTGACGCCCCAAGCCTTGTCCAGATCCTCGACCTGCTCCTGTGAAAGCGGATGATTGAGAATGACTAAGGCCTTGCGCCTTGTGACAGTCACAAGGCTATTGAGGCAGGCTTGGCAAACTTGATGAGCAATGCTGTCAGGCATGGCACTAGTGGCCCAAGCTTGGAGCGTAGACTGTATATGACAGAGCCGCTCCTGCTCTGTCATGGTGTCTCTGCCTTCATCGAGCAGATCCTTGATCCGCCAGAAAACAGAGCCTGCCAAGGACGACTCCGATTCCAGATCGTCTACGGCTACGATCTGAGACAGAGTACGATTGATTGTCTGCTCTGTCCTATCGAGCAAGACAGAAGCGGACAGGAACGGGTGAGTGGCAGAAATAGCGTTGGAGGAAGTGAGGGTGGACGTTGACATGGTTTTTCTCCCTGGGACTTTGTCCCTTTGTCGCCCTGGCTTTTTCGCTTGTGACCGTCACAAGCTCTGTTCCGTGTGGTTGTACCAGAGCTTTTGATGTTCGGACCAGGTCGGTTTTGCCCTGGTCCTTTTTTTATTTTGTGCCTATATTATATCCTATTTACAATAATTTGTCAACATTTATTTTCAAGTGGTTGCTCTGTTAAATTTAAATGGTCGGTTTTAAATTTAACAGATCGGGCCTTAAAATTAACTTAAAATCCATCAATTTTTTTGATACAAATTTTTGAACCTCAAGGTAATCCATCAGTTTTTTGAATGGTAGACGTAGGGGGAACTCCAGTTTTTTTGATGTTTAGCGGAATTGAACTATGATTTTAGTTTGATTTTGATATAAAGTTTTTATTTTTTCTATGGAATTTTAGAATAAACATTTCATCAAAAGTTTTAAAGAGTTGGCTCTGGAAAGAGTCAGAAGTATCAATTTTACTTATGATTAAAGTTTATATGGTGCAGAGTACCATATACAATTTTGTGTTAACACTTAATTATTTAAGAGTTGGGGAAAAATGATGAAATGTTTATTCCAACATTTACGGCAAAAATTAAAAACTTTTCGTCATTCATATATACATACACGAAAACCCTTTTGGTGTATGTATAATTTATCAAAAGGCCTTAAATTTAAGAGTTCGAGCGTCAAAGTGTCCAGTGTCAAGGCCTCAAAGCACTCACTTCAGAGCATGTCGCCATCACCCACTTCCTACTAAGCGCGCAGTTGTGACGGTCACAAGCCATGCCACCATGCCACCATGCCACCATGCCACCATGCCACTATGCCACTATGCCACCATGCCACCATGCCACCATGCCACCATGCCACTATGCCACTATTATTATATTGTGACGGTCACAAGCATCATGGCATCATGGCATCATGGCATCATGGCATCATGGCATCATGGCATCATGGCATCATGGCATCATGGCATCATGGCATCATGGCATCAGGATACAAAAAAGCCCCCTGGCATTGCTGCTAGGGGGCTTGGTCTCAACGCCGCGCTTTACGCGGCTTTGAGCTTGCGCCTAGTTCGCGCTCTTGCCTTGGTCTCTGCCGGCGTGGGCGTCACCGGCAGATTGGTAGTCTCTCCAAGCGCATTCTCCAACATGCGCATTACCTCTGCCAGCGCCTCACGTGGTGGCAGAGTGTCTGCAATCCGCTGGCATGACGCCAGCAGATTGCTGGCAATTGCAGGCGTTACTTGTGGCTGGATTGCTACAGGTGACACCGTGAGTCCTGCGCCTGCTCTGCATGCGTCGTGCAGAGCCTTTTTGTCGGCGTCCGTCAATTGGACACCGGCGAGGCGCTTGGTCAAGACGGTCTCTGCGCGCTCTGGCGACATATTGCCAGAGCGGACGGTTTTGCGGCCGTCCTCGCAAGCCGCCTTGACGGCGGCCTTGGTTGCGCGCGATAGGCGCTGCGACAGAGCCGCAGCTATGCGCGCTGCAGCGCGCGCTTCGTCCGGCGCGGACTCTGCAATTTCCGCGCGCCGGCAAGTTGTGGAGTTCGGCAAGCCTGCGGCCTGCAAGGCCTTGTCCAAGGCCTGCCAACAGGCCTGCACTTTAGCCGGATCCGGCTTGCGCGGATCCGGCACTACGCCACTCAGGATCGCATCAAGCGCCTCCTGAGTGGCCCTGGTGGCGCCGGCTAGGGCTTGGCCGGCCAGTTGTGACGCCGCCGTGGACTCACGGCAAGCGTCTACCACCGCCAACAGTAACATTTTGACGGTGGTGGTGGTGGAGGTGGCGGAGGTGGTCTTGTTGTTACGTGCCATGGTAGTGCTCCTTGGGAGCCTCGCTCCCTGTGTATTATGTGGCCATGCGCGCTTGTGACCGTCACAAGCACCAGGCCGTGTCACCAGGCACTATGCCTAGTGATGGCCACACTATACGGCGTTCACAATTTTTTGTCAACAATTTTTTTCAATAATGATATCGCATAGTTACATGGTATTTCGCGGCTTTGTATTGATTTTTGTTGTGGCCCTCTGGCCCTCTGGCGGGCGACATGGGCCATTGGGGGCTTTGTGGTTTTGCAGCCGGGGGCTTGGTCTTGATATTGAACCCCACGCATTGTAAATGTTAAAAAATGGCAAAAACAAAGTGCCTCTGATATTATATCTTCACATTGTAGACAAATGTCAGCGTAATTGGCGCATAGTCGCCACGTGCCAAGGTATGACATCAGTTACAAAACTGTGCGTTTTTCCTTGACACGTGGATAAGTTATGTTACACTGGGTATAAGCATAACCATATAAACTCAGATATATAAAAAATATGAAAGACTCAAGAGACATTCACACAAGACAGAGGGCGAATATTCGGGAGGTGGAGATGTTCACACAGATCAGCCCCATGAAGGGCACGAGCAAGACCCCCGCTTTTCCTCCTTCTCCGGACCAGCTGCCGCTGATGTTTGACAGGGATAACAACATCCTCTGGTGTTTTGTGGAAGATCGTTGGGTACCTGTTCGACCGTTCAGCATGACGCAGCTCTCGGAGGTCGATTTGCGCAATATCAAGAATCTGGATCAGGTCATTCATATTCCTGTTACATATGATACAGGCAACGGAGTTGTTGAAGGGACTATCACACTTGCAGAGCTCAAAAAGCTGCTCTGAAAACGACCAGAAATTCAAAAGGTGAAAGACAATGCCGACTTGCGAAGACAACTCCAGACTGAGAATTCCGTTACCAGAGATATGTAAGACAGTCGATATAGGCTGTGTACCTCTGACCGACGGTATTCCGGATTGTGCACCGGAACCGGATCAACTCCCCTTTGCCTACGATGAGAAGAACGAGACACTCTGGGTCTTCGCCTGTAAGATCAGAGAGTGGTTGCCGTTCAAGCGCTTTTCTCTCTGCCAGCTCAAGTCTGTGTCTCTGGACAATATCCAGAACCTCTGCAAGCTGTTGCAGATTCCCGTTGCCTACGACCCCGGTACGGGTTGTATTCAGGGGACCATTACGCTTGCCGAGTTCGCAGAGCAGGTGCTGAAGTGTATCAAGCTCTCCCGCTCCATTCTCTGTGTCAATACCACAACTCTCAAAGTAACCATTGAAGGGCTCGATTCTCTTCCTCCTCTCTACATCAAAGGCGAGAATGTCGAGTTCATCTGCGGCAAGGGTACGGAGGACGATCCTCTGGTCATTAAGACCCATCCTCCGATCTGTACTCTGCCTAAAATTCCCCAACAGGATGTGAAGAATGTTACAGACCTGACTCTTGCGGCTTGTGCAGACGGTCACGAGGTGAGGATCCCCTATCCTCCTCCCCCTTGCGAGTATCCGGTCATTTCGGATGCGAAACTCCAGGCTGCTACGACGAAGAATCTGATCGCCTGTGTGGATGATCAGAACGTGAAGGTTTCTTTCCCACCCGAACCCTGTGCCTATCCTCTCCTCCCAAGCGATCAAGTAAACACGGCCAAAATCAAAAACCTGATTGCCTGTGTGGATGATCAGAATGTAAAGGTTCCTTTCCCCAAGTCCTTCTACGATCCCACACCGAGGCCCTGCGAGTATCCTCTGATTACGCAGGAAGAAGCGGAGAAGGCCAATTCGCTCACTGTCATTGCCTGCAAGGATGGTGACGAGGTTAGGTTCCCTTTGCCGAAGAGTACCTTCCACCCAACTCCGGAGTATATCTGTGTACCTGTGGTCAAAAATCCCCCTTCCGGTCCTCCTGCGTTCGGCACAGGACCCATTCGTCTGGGCTGCGAGGGAGAGATTTGGTTCTGGGTTTGTAACGAGGACAGGTGGGAGAAGTTTCAGGCCAACAGGCACGATTATAAATCGTGGGAAGAGCAGAAGAAACTCATTACCGATCTCTGCAAAAACGTTCGTTTCCATGGTTGGGCCAAACTCGATGACTGCTATATCGATTTTCAGATGACGGCTCAGGAACTGATCGATTTCCTCCTCTCCTGCGTGGAGATCAAAAGTGTTCCCGACATCGACAACTCGACCCACAACTACTATATCATCATCTACAATCAGACCACGGGGCAGACTTATAAAGTGCCCTGGGGTGTTTGTGCCTTCCCGCTGATGACGCAGGAAGAACTGGACAAGATTGCCAAAGAGAACAAAACCATCGCCGCGTGCGTGAACAACAAGAATGTACGCGTACCCTGGATCGACATCCCTGTGAATCACATTTGGTTTACCGAGGACCTCGTCGGAGCAGGGGCCTGCCTGGGTCTTAACAACCCTTCAGGGACCGGCACCTTCCACGGTACGACCTGGGCGGTCAGGAATGCGACGATCGACCCTCCGGGCACGGGTGGCACGCATGACGTCAATCGGTACTTGCAGATAACGGTAAAGAACAACTTCAAGACACCCGCACTCCTGACGGCTACCTTGCACGGTGGTATGCACACCAACCACGACTCCACCGCCACCGACGGAGAGGTTGTGTTCATGATGAGCAAAAGCCTCCACACCATCAATGACTATCCTGTGGCCAACAGAATCAGCAAGGGCAACATCGGTGGTCTGGCCATGTCCGGCATCGGTGGCCGGGGTTCGAACGAGAGTGGCAGCGTGGGAGCCGAAGTGTGTCACTGGAACGAGATTCTGCAACCCGGTCAGAGTGTTACACTCTACTGTGAGTTTTGGGTGAAGTGGAAGGGCGGAGATCTGAACTGTCATATTATGATGTTCCCCGACATCAGGCTCTTCAACAACGTGACGACTTCTCCGGGCGCAGGTCCCATAACGCAGCCGATTCCGTAAAGCCAAAACAGATACAAGGTACAGACACGAGGTACGACCATGGGTATAAAATACTACAGCTTCGGTTCCGAGTCGGAGAAAGAAGGTCTGACTATCGGAGCCAACTACGAGGAAGAGGCCTCCGGTATCTTCATCGGCACTCCCAAGGATAAGCCCTGGTACAAGCAGAAGGAGATTACCAAAGAAGAGTACGACGCCTACGCCGCTCGTCTGGCAGATCCCAATGAGCCCAGAGGTTTCTACGGTCTGGTCAACGAGAAGGGCAAGGCGGCTGCAGAGAAGGCCATCGCACTTTACAACGAGAAAACCACCTCCGAGGATGCGGCCCTTGTAACTTATTTGAAGGACAAGCTGACCAGGCTCTTTACGGAGGACGCACAGGCCAAGGCGAATTTCAGCACAGTGTTCGAGGCCGAGACAGCGGCCATCACCTTCCATTCGTCTACGGCGAAAGAAAGTCTCAAGGCTGATTTGGTGAAAGCTCTCGGCATCAAAATAAACAAGTGACGCGAAATGAATACACCAAACCAACTGGCCGAAGCCAGAACCATAAAGGGTCAGGGACCGTTTCGCATATTCGATTCCCGCAAAGCGAGAGAGCGGTACAAGCATTACAAAGATTACCGCTCCTCGGATATCGTGGTACCGCCCAACTTTGTCGCGCTGGTCAGCATCATCGCGCCCGAGGAGTACTATGACAAGATGACTTTTACAGCCATCCGTATTCCTACTCCGGATGTGGGTGAGGATTCTTCCTGCTACATGGACTGCAACGTGGGTAAACGCTATCGCAGGTGGCAGTGTCAGAGGGATCTGGGTGCGATGAAGAGGGAAAATGGTGACAATACAGTGTTCACTGAGTACAACTCCAGCGTCGTGTACTGGGGTCTGAACCCTTTTACCCAGACTGTTGCGGAGTTCGAGTATATCGTACGGCCGGGTACTTACTTCCTTCAGGCGGACAGATGTGTAAACGAGGTACTGGAGGACTGTGTGAACTATACCATAATCGAAGCGTCTCTTATCTACACTGAAGTTGTAGCCGATCTCTTCCTCCCCTGCGCAGAGAGGCTGGGTCAGTATTGGACGAACAAGATAATCAAACCGTAACTAAACCGAAGACATGAAGACCTTTGTCGATCTCGTACCTGTAAAGAGCGAATGGTTCACAGGTAACATCAATATACTAGAAAAGGCGAAGACAGAACTGGAAGGTGTCCTGTCCAGCGCTCTTTACAGGATGAGACGCATCGACACGACTCTGCCGTCCGATACGTTCAAGGCGCAATATCTGCGACTCCTTGCCGAGATCGAGGTGACAGACTTCATGGCTTACTATATTCTGGGCAAGAAGGAACACAGGAACATCCTCTGTTACACTCCTCTTGCGAAGCCTCTTTCCAAATCCCTTTTCTTTCAGGCTGTGACCAGGGCACAGGGGCTTATCGTAAAGCAGCCCACAGATGACATGGCACAGGCGATGCTGAACAGCGCTCGTTTGTATTTCCTGAATCAGATCAGGCCTTTGGATCAGGAACAACACCAACAATAATCAACGGAGCAAATCATGGAAAAGGAAGAGCTACAGAGTATTCTCTCAGAGTTCAAAGAGGAAGTGGTGAACCTGATAGGGCAACAAGCACAGCCGCAAGTACAGCCGCAAACACAACAGCCAGCGTCACCTTCTGCCAAAGACGCTTCTTCGTTCACGTCTGCCACGGAGGGCACGGCAGGAGGTGACGATCTGGTCTCCAGGATCGTACAGGCGCTGAACAAGCAGACCAAAGATGCCGAGAACAAGGTCTTCGACACCATGTTCGAGGAGAAGCTGCAGCAGCTTACCCGGACATATCCGGCTTTTGGCGACTATTTGAACACAGCAGATGACTTTGGAGAAACTGCACTGGCCCGTATCAAGTCCCGTCCTTCCTATGAGGACAAGATCAAGGCCATCGATACGGTGTTCAAGAACTTCGCTTCCGCTCAGAATGATTCAACAGCAGACAACATTCGTCTTTCCAAGGCGGTGAAGAAGCAGGTTGCAGATGATGAAGCGGAGCTTGACAATATCAGGGGTTCATTTCGCAAAGGTGAAATGTCTCTTGACGAATTTACCGAAAAGTGGTTCAGTACAACTGGGAAACAACTGGACAAACTGCGTACAGGAACAAGGTAATTAACAACCGGCGTATGGAGATGCCATCAACAAGACGAGGTAAAATATGAGCATGGTAAGTTATGGCGTACCCTACGCTGCAAATTACCCAGCGCAGGATTCCAAGGAACTCCAGATATTGTTTGGTACGAGGATTTCCGAGTATGTATTGGAAATCTATCGCCAGACGCTGAATCTGGAACTCATTCTTCGCGTGGATTCCAATCTGGACCTGTGCCAGAGCATCACCTATCTGTGCGAGGATTCCAACAGCGTAGCCGACATGATGGATACGGCGCTTGACGGCGGTCTGAAAGAGCACACGCTCTCCGTGCCGCGCATCAAGACCTTCCACGGTTTTCGCAAGGGCGGTTTTCGCTACAAACTGGCTGTGGAACAGCTCGAGTGCATCACTCAGAACAACATTCTTCGTGACTGGTTCAACTCCCAGTTGGCCAAGAGCATCGAAGCCGGGCGTCAGGCTATCATGGCCAGGTGGTATCGCGAGCTGATTGCCAACGTGCATCCGAAGAATACAGGTAACGACGCCGGCATGCTGTATGGCCGTAACGTTGTTGGTTCTTTCGGTGCGCCGGTTCTCTTCAATCCGCGCAATGCCGACAAGTTCTTCATGGCGGTGCTGTCCGTCATCAAGCAGATGCCGAAGACTGTGAGTCCGATGGGCGAGTGGAACCGGGGTATCGATGCCGACGCCTTCATCTTCGGGCCGTCCATCATGGAAAACGTTCTGATGCAGAGCGAGACCTATCTGCAGAGCCGCAACGCTGCCAACTGCGCGTGCACCAACTGTGCGCTGTTCAAGGATGTGTTCTCCTGCCATCCGCGGGGCATCCTGCCCATTACGGGTGACTGCATCGAGTCCTACACCTGTGTTGACGGTGGCAGCTCGCACACCGTTTATCCGGTGCTCTTCGGGCGCAGGTTCCTCGGTGCCAAGGCCAGCTTGCGCATCAAAACACACAACTGGATGTCGCAGGATGAGCAGAGTGTCTTCTATCAGACGCTGTTCTATCATCACATGCACGTCTATGACAATCGCTTCCTCGGTCTGGGCTACATCGTCATCGACCAGGATCAGCCGGAGGTCATTGCGTCCTGCACAACTCCTGCTCAACCCTAAGCGAGGTGAGATATGAATGAACCGTTATTTCTCTTCTACGGCGGTAACTATAAAAGGAACATCGATGACCATCGTATCCGGGTACCGCTGACTCCTGTAGAGATCGACTCTCTGGTCTACGATCCGCATGTCCCGCTGGACACGGACAACTCCATCTCCACCGAGCTGGACATGGGGGAGTTTGCGGATCTGTTCTGTGACCTGAAGAAGGATGATGAAATCTACATCGGTGTGTTGCCCGACGCCTGTGTGTATCGGGGTGTTTGGGCCATGTCGTTCAACGCGGTCAAGGACTTTCAGGTGAAGTTTGACCTGGTCCGCATGCGTGACGTGCACAACGCGCTGGTGCAGGGTAATCCTCTGAAGGCGCTGCCCGCCGTACCCAACACGGCAGCCCTCAACTATGACTTCTCGGACGGATTGGGCGACGCCCCCGAAGATGCTCTGACCAAGAGCAAATTGCCCTACGGTGGCAAGTACGATACGTATCGCAACAACGCAGCGTTGAAGTTTGCCGCCATCAATCCCGGCTTTTTCGCAGCCCTCGGCGAAGCCATGTATATCCGCATGATCGTCGTTAAAGTGGGCGAAGCCGGTAAAACGGACGAGGGTAACTGCTGCTCCTGCGGCAAGCCGAAGTTCCCCGTCTTTCAGGTGGGTTGTCTGTATGACCGTCTCTGCGCCGAGAAGACCCGGCATCAGCGCTATTGCGACTGCGACCGTGGGCCTTGTGCCGGCGGCTGCGACGACACCACCCCCATCGAAGGCGTGACCTACAAGGCTTTGCACGTGTCCTATGTGGACAACAACGGCAAGTCGGTGTACGCGTCTACGGTGATTCGCATCAAGGACGGCGAGACGGTAACCGTCACTCCGCCCAAACTGGCGAATTTGGAAGAGCCGCCTGCGGTCAAGGTGAAGTTTGCAAACGGCAAACTGACTGACGACAAGGATGAAGCGGTGAGTCAGATCGTCTTTACCTATCAGATTCCGAAGCCCACGCCTCCGGGACCGTGATAGAAAATCAGACTGCGCCCCGCCAACACCGGGGCGCATAACCAAACGGAGAGCAATATGCCGGACATTACCAGCGGACAGTTGACAGAGCGTCTGCGACACAGCATGAACGTGCTGGCAGACAAGCAGAAGATCCTTGATTCGACCAGATACTTTGTGGCACAAAAGGTGGCCAGCAACGATTTCTCGGATACGATCGACGGCTTCTACAAGGGGCATCGTGTAATCCCCGGACCCAAAGCCGATCCGAGCGTCAGTGCGTATCTCAACGTCAGGGACATCAGGTTCCTCGAATCGCAGTACTATATTCGCTTCGTTGACAACAAGACAACGGAGGACGCGGACGAAGATGTTCGTGCCGCCCTGTTCGTGCCTATGACCGACCGGGAAGCGGATGATTATGAAGATCATCTGCGTAAGCTGAGGGGAATCAAAAAGCCTCATCATCCTAAAAGCTGAGCTCCGGTATCAGCTCGTTCGTACCCGGCATGGTGACAAGCTCACTGTGCCGGGTTTTTCTTTGCCTAAAAGATAGACCATGGTATAATGACAGGATGGGCAGTTCGATCTTTTATCACGTTACAAGGAGGAATCATGGACGCAGTAACAGTATTCAATTTTCAGGACCAACATGAGGTGCGCACAGTGGTCAGAGACGGAGAGCCTTGGTTTGTGGCCAAGGATATCTGCGATATTCTGGAGCTGACAGATGTGAGTCAGACAGTTCAGTCGTTAGGTGACGATGAAAAGGGTACGTACAGTATACGTACCCTTGGCGGAAGTCAGCGAATGTCCGTCATTTCTGAGTCTGGGCTTTATGCACTTGTTTTCAAATCCCGGAAGCCCGAGGCTCAGGCATTTCGCAAGTGGGTAACATCGGAAGTACTCCCAACTATTCGTAAAACCGGTGCGTATGTCCTGCCACGGTCTGAGCTTTTGAACAAAGAGGTGGCGGCCCGCGAGTTTGCGGCGTTGAAGGCTGTGGCCGAGCTCTGCGGGTTGGAAGGGAATGCGGCCATCGTCTCTGCCGACAATGCCATTCGCAGGGAGCATGGTATCTCGTTGCTTCAGACCTTGCAGATCGAGTTGAAGAACCCCGACCAGAAATATTTCTTTTCACCCACTCAGATTGCTGAGATGCTGCATCTCTCCGGACCGAGGGAGGTAAACAAGCTGCTTGAGATCGGAGGTTATCAGGTCAAGTCCGGCGGGCAATGGTTGCCGACAGAGAAGGGCAAGGTTCATGCGGTGCTTTTGGATACAGGCAAACGTCACAGCTCCGGTGTCATGATTCAGCAGTTGAAGTGGAAGGAAACTGTTCTTGATGTATTGAAGTAATTGTCGCTTGATTTTTATGGTCAGAGAGGAATCATGGGTACGGTGGTTCCGTCGCTATTACCGACGGAACCTTGACGTCGGACATCGAGTGTGCTAAATTCCGACAGTCATCCCATCAAATCTACTCTACAAGGAGGAATCATGAACGAAGTAACAGTATTTAATTTTCAGGACCGGCACGAAGTTCGCACCATCATTGACGCTGACGGAAATCCACTATTCTGCGGTAAGGATGTCTGTGAGATTCTGGGCTATGTCAACGCGTCCGATGCTATGTCCAAACGTTGCCGTGGGGTAGCAAAACGCTACCCCATCGTCGATAGCCTTGGGCGTACGCAAGAGGCTCGTTTTCTGACAGAACCTGATTTGTATCGATTGATTGTGGGTTCACAATTGCCTGCGGCCCAGGAATGTGTTGAAGTAATTGTCACTTGATTTTTTATCACTCTACAAGGAGGAATCATGAACGAAGTAACAGTATTCAATTTTAACCAAAGTCAGGTTCGTACTGTGATCAAAGACGGAGAGCCTTGGTTCGTCGCCAAGGACATCTGTGACATTTTGGGCTTGGACAATGTTGGCCAAGCCCTTGCAAGAATACCCGATCACCACAAGGGTGTCAGCCTGACTGACACCCTTGGTGGAAAGCAGCGAATTTCCGTTATTTCTGAGTCTGGGTTATATCGACTTGTGCTCAGGTCGGACAAGCCGCAGGCAGAACCGTTTATTGAATGGGTAACGTCTGAGGTGCTCCCAGCTATTCGCAAAACTGGGAAATATGAGTCGCCTTCGATATCTCAGCCTATTCCCATTGAGTTTGCGGAACGGGAGTTTTTAGCGCTGAAGCGAGTTGCTGAGGCGTTTGGATTGAGCGGAAATAGGGCTTTGATTTCTGCCAATGTTACCACAAGGAAACGAACCGGCATCGACTTTCAGGCGGAGCTGGATGTAAAGCTGATTGCCGAGGACAACAGCAACTATCTACTGGCGACAGAGATCGGCGAACGGTTACACATGGGTATTGGACGAAAGGCCGCCAGGCACGCCAATCTTCTATTAGCCGAAGAGGGTTTTCAGTTCAAGAATGAGCGTAACGAATGGCGACCGACCGAGAAGGGCAGAGCCTACGCTGTTATTCTGGATACAGGCAAGGCACATCACGACGGTTCGATGGTTCAACAGTTGCGCTGGAAGGAAAGTATTATATCTATGTTGAAGTAATTGTTGCTTTGATTTTTTGTGATGGAGGACGGTATGGAAGAACTTATGATTTCTGAGTACGAGGGCATTGAGATCTCTTTCGGGGACGAAGGCTGGTTCAATGCTACTGAGGTGGGTGTTCATTTTGGCAAGCGTGTAGATCATTGGTTGGCTAACGAAGATACACGGGAGTATATTGCAGAACTATGTAAAATAACATCGGAAAATCAACAACTTGTAAATACCCGGAATTCCGGGTATTTACAAGTGCCCGAAATTACGTCGAAATTTTTTATAAAAACAAAACGCGGAAAGCATGGTGGAACGTGGCTTCATCCTCGGCTTGCTGTTCTGTTTGCGCGATGGTGTTCGCCAAGATTTGGCATATGGTGCGACATTCAGATTGAGAAAATTTTGCGTAACAAACATCCTCGACAGGAGTGGTGGCGACTTCGGCATCAGGCGGCGAGTTCGTACAAAGTGCTGTGTGATACAATTAAGTTTGCAAAGGAAGCAGACGGCAAAGAGCCCAAGTTTTATGATTATTCAAATGAGGCGCGTATGATAAACCAAATCATGTTTGGTTGTGACAAGCAGGACAGACATGGTTTGGACAAAGAAACGTTGGATATTTTGGCTAAAATTGAAGAGCATGATTTGGTACTCGTTGGTGCGCGAGTACCTTATCAACAGCGAAAGGAATTGATTACCAGCATGTATGAAGCCCTTGTTCGTGCCGGTGCACGGCAGGTAGAACAAAAATGAATGATCGTGAAACAAGAGCAATATGCTGTCGCCCTTGTTTCACCTTTGTCATTGACATATCGCACATTTGTCTGTATCCTTCCTCCAAACCTTCAAAAGTGTGAGGATGCGTTATGGACATCCGTGATTTTCTAGCCAGACATCTGAACGACCATGAAGAATCTGCTCGTGGTGTTCGTCAACCTACCTTCTTTACCTGGTCCAAAGCACACGTCACCGAAGCTGTAACGCTTGCGCTGACTTTTCTCTATTCAATTGTACCCGAGAAGTTTGGCAAGCTGAAGACCTTTACCATTCAGAAAGAGGACTGCATCATCAGCTTCTGCGAGGAGTGTGGGAAGTTTCTTGGCATCGTCGATATCGAAATCGACGGCAGGAGTTGTCTGAATATCTCTGAGAACAAGGCCAATACCAACAGTCTCTTTGCTTCTCTCGACATAGGCTGCACAGTCTCGGGACCCGGAGACAGGGATTATACCTGGTCGTACGTTGACAATTCCGCTTGCGTCATTCGTTTCGATCATCCTTTGCCGAAAGGTACTATTGTCAGATATCTCTGTGCCAAAGCTCCCGGTATCGAGGATCTCGAAACGGATCTGCTGGCCGAGTATCTTTCCATCATTGCCGAGTATGCGGCGTTCTGGCTTTTCCGCACAGACTCCGAGAGTAAGAGTAATCTCGAACGGGCGGCGCATCACTGGACTGCCGTGCAGTATCTGGTGCAGACCAAGCTGATGATCGAGTTCTCGCTCAGGGAGGATGACTATCTCTTTGGGCACAGGAAGGTGGAGGACAAATGAATAGGCGGACAAAGCTTGCGGGCTATGAACTTTTCCTCCCCGCACTGACGGCCATCGTAAGAGAGAAGGAAAAGCGGGATGACCAGCTTTCAGATGCCGAGTTCAAGGCCCTGATAGCTGTCATCTTCAGGGATACACTGATCGCTTTTACCAAAGAGACTCATCTCTATCGTATCGATATTCCCATAGATCTCTACGCCGAAGTCGATAGGTATGAACTCTTTGCACCTGAGGGCTTTTTCATCGATGCCAGCATGGGGCTGAAGACTGGCAAGGCTCACATTCCTTCTTCCTACGTTCTTGACGAGCATGAGCTGGTCCTCGGTTGCTGTCCGAAAACCGATATTGATAAAGCGCTGTATGTCGAAGTGGCATTGGTGCCGGATGTGACGAATATGAACTGTCTCTTTGAGGCGTCTTTCCTGTCTCGTTACTACGATGCCATTCTCGCAGGCATGGAGATGCGGCTCTTTGGCATGGTGCGCAGGACATGGTATGACGTGCAGATGTTCAGATTGAAGGAGCATGAGTACAGGAAGTTGCGCAATCGGGCGGCGAGAGGCGGCACTGACGCTTCGAGACCGATCGGTATAAAGTACAAGAGGCTCACCGATGCAATGTAACAGAGAACCAAGACACTACCGGGAACGCTTCTACATTGGACCCAAAAGTGTCGAAATAGCGCTGGAAATTGGACGAAACAGATATGCCGGTCTGCCCAAAACCATACCGCTGGAGCTCAAGGTCGAGCGTCTTTACTGTGGACCCTGCAGGGAAAAGCCCGTCGTTTTCAAACCTTACGGCAATGAGGGAGATACTTACTTCTTCCTCCTCGACGGGGAGTTCATGACGGATCCCAAGAAGTTTCCCAGAGGTTTTTATATCGGAGCACTCTACTGGAAAGATTGCCTGGTCGACAAGATTGAAATCATCAAAGCGCCGGGCACATGGATTGCCAGCGGAGAGGCGGTGTCCGAGCAGTGCATCGACACCAGTACCTTCGTCGAGCCGCCTTGTGTTACGGACGAGTGCGATCCGGACAAGGTTGTATCCTGTCAGACAGGTGTTTGCAGAACAAAGCTTATACTGAAGAAGGCCAGCGTCAGGAAAGAGTACGCTCCCGATCTCAACATCCCGGAGGGACCTTTACCATGATAGATCTGGAAGTCCTTACACCGCTTGTCGGTCAGAGTTTTGTATTCAGTCCGAAGAATACCAATAACTTTGCTGCTGTTCGTGCCCAGTTTTACGACGGACAGATCTGCAAAGTCCGTGTGACATACAACGGGCAGGACTCGTTTGGCAAGTCCATTGCGCTGGGTGACGAAATTATCGTCAGCTTCGATGCGCTGGTCGTCTTTCCACCCGGCATCTGCATAGTGTTCGACTGTGACGATGCTCCGGCGGACACGGGCTGCAAGGACGAAGAGCTGACACTTACAGCGGACACCAGACTGGCCGTGCTGGACGATAAGGGTTGTCTCAAAGGCTGGGTCAAGCTGGGCGATCTGATCAAGAAGGCAGTCAATCTCTGTGAGCTGTACGGTTACAAGAACGGTATTCCCAAGGGACATCTGGTCGCAGGTGACAGGATACTGACTGTCGATGATAACTGCGAGCTGAAGTCCATTCCGCCTTCGGACATTGTGTGTTGAACATGGCAACGAACGTTATTTTCAGAAACATTGCCAACATCACACCATGGCGCAACCGCTACATGCGGGGTCGGGGCATATTCAGTATTCAGGACGCCAATCTGCACCACGGTGACATTCGTCCTTTCGCCTGTCCGGAAAGTCTCTGCGAGGGTGTGCCGGCTTATCGTTCGCTGTTTCCTTTACCCAACTGTCCTTGCCTTGGTTTCACGACACATACCACAGTGGTCAAGGGTTTTTGCTCCGATCAGTACTTCTTCATCGCCGGTGGCAGGTTGCATCAGGCCACATCGTCGGAGCTTTGTCGCGGGGAGTCGTGGCTGGCAGGTGCACCTTTCTGTCCTGAGGCACCCAAGGCAAAGGCTGGGTGCTCGGGCTGCGACGCTCAGGCGGTGAGCTACGTCATAACCTACGTGACAAGGCATGCAGGTATCGAGGTGGAGAGCGCGCCTTCACCACCTTCTTCCCCCGTGGCTGCGACCGGTGCTGTACCCAACGCTACGGTGAGCTGGGCCGCTGCACCTCCCGGTTATGCCATTGTCGCCACCAGACTTTATCGGACAGAGACCAACTATGCGGATCCCGAGGCAGCGTCTGCGAATGACACCGAGTTTGTCTTTGTAGCCGAGTTCTCGGGCGGCAAGGCCAGAATTTACAGGGATAATGCGCCTAGCAGCGGCACAGGTGGGCCGCTACTTACATACAGTCCCATGGCTTTCCCCGCACCGTGGGGTCTTGTCGATGTGGCCAGAACGGAACATGGACTTGCGGTAGCCACAGACCATGAGGTGTATATCAGCGAGAACGGCAAACCGCAGTTTACGTGGGAGAATGTCGTAAGCATCGAGGACAATATTCTGGCCATCGTTGCTGTGCACGACCAGATTTTTGTGTTCACCGATAACAGGCCGGTGGTCATATCCTACACGATCAGGGAGAATGAATTGGTTGCCGAGCGAATAGTAGTCGAGAGACGACTCCCGTTGGCATCCAGAGCTTCGCTCTCTGTTTGGGGTGATACCATTGTCTTTGCTTCGACCTACGGTCTCTACACATGGAGGGTCACCAGAACGTCGGCAGGTGTCAGCAGGAGCATCGACTTTGCGCTCAAGCCATTGCTCAGCTCGGAGCAATGGATGAATATCAATTCAAAGACTGTGCGCGGTACCTGTTACGAGTTCGGTTACATCTTCACTTCCGATGAGCTGGCCTGCTCGCTCATGTTGGAGTTCGGTGATGATGGAACGGACACTATTCAGGAAACGCATATCATGCCCATCACCTACATTCGACCCACAGCCTTTGCGCTGGATCAGGACGGGCACATTGTCTACGCACAGGACAACAGGGTTTATCGCTGGGATTACAGGCGTCTGGTGTGCAGCCCCTTCGACCCCTTCGATCATGTGCGTCCAGTGGTCTGCGAGCAGTGCAGGACTTGTCCGTGGTCGGTGAAGTTCTATCTGGACAGCGAGGGGAAGAATCATTTTACACATATGCGGATAGAATGGGATGAGAGGTCTGCACCTTCGCTCATCCTTTCCTTCCACATACATGAGTTTGGTCGGGAGATAGAACACTCCGACAATATGGAAGTCGTCAGCTCACGAGGCTTCGGTCTGTCTTTTACCAATGTATCGTACCAGAGCTGTTATGCATATCTGAGGGGCTCGGGTATTGTGCACGAGATAAAGGTTGCCACCAGTGCGCAGGAGCTTAGTTATTCCTCGTCCTCGGCTGTTCGGGGCGAGGGTGAGGAAGTTGAATAAACAACAGGAGAATGCAATGGATGGATTCGGCAAGGAAGTAATGACCCTCATTCAGGATACGTTTAACGAGAAGGATGTTCTGGATATTGCCATGTACATTGTCTCGGCTCAGGCTGTCACTGAGGTAACGGAACAGGCCATTATGGGCAGACAGTCGGAGATATCGGGTCTTTCGCCCCATGCGTTACAATTGGCCTATGAATATGATAGTGCTCTGACAACGAATGAGTTCTTCCTCAAACATTACTCGGTACTGCGGGCCTTTGTTATCTTCGACAAGATTCGCATCGCTGCACTCAGGAAGATGTTCATCGTTGCCGATAAGGAGAATGACAAAGATGCGTTCAAGGCGATTCAACATCTGATGTTCTGCAAGATGGATGCTCTGGTTATGCTTGCTTTCCTCTGGAAAGGCTATGAATTCGCAGCCGAGTTTATGGCCAAGTTGCGGTTGGTGTTCAGATTGTCGCCTGAGGCTGAGATGTATTTTGAACAGAAATTATAATTTTTCGGAGGTGCGTTATGGGAAAGAAGAATGAGCTGGTGGTTAGTCAGTATGAGGATATGGATGTTTTCTTTATGGAGGATGGTTGGTTCAATGCTACAGAAGCTGCGAAAAATTTTGGCAGGGATTTGAAAGAGTGGTTCAAACTTCCGTCGACGAAAACATATATAAATGAGCTTTGTAAAATGTATAATGAAAACAATAACTTCCAAATGGGGGAAAATCCCCCCATTTGGAAGTATGCGAAATCATTGACGATTTTACAAAGTTCTTCGCGGCGATCATCCTCAATTTGAATGGAAACGTTTACGAAGTGTTGCGACCTGTTCGTTTAAGACAATGTGCAAGTTGTTAAAATTGACTCGCGATAAGCGAGGAAAGTCGACAGATGCCAGGCATTATATGAACGAGGCCAAGCTTATAAATTGGACGCTGACAGGTAAGTACACAGGACTCGATAGAGAAAAGTTGACAGTTAAGCAGCTCGATATTTTGGGAGAGTTGGAAACGCTTAACGGTGTTCTCATTGGTCAAGGTGTTGAGTATGTGGAACGAAAGACCGAGCTTATAAATTATATGGCAACGCATTTGGAGGCGAAACAATTGTTTGCTTCTGAGACGAAACAAATTGTTCAATGAAAACAGACATATCCACAAAGTGAGCCACACTCACTTTGTGGAAGTACTTGGATTTGCGTAATAAAATTTAGTTAACGGTTGAGGCAGAGACGATGGGTATTCCAGTAACGGTTGTAAACGCAAACATGTTCAATATGGAAACGAACATGTACTTTCGGGAGCGGCTTCAGTATGAGAAGGAGCTCCAGATTGAAACGATGATTCAGCTCGTCTTTGCGTTGGCACAGCTCATCATTTATTGGAAGATGTTTGACGACGCCATTGAGGACAGAGATAGGTTGATCGACAAACAGATGGAGTTCATCGACAAGCTTCACGAGTATCGGATGAATCAGGACTTGCCGATTCTGCGTTGGAAGAAGCAGGCTTTGGGTATTCCAGAGCCCAGCTCGAACCCTTGTGGCAATGCCACACGCTTTGCCAAAGAGACAGATTCTGATGGCAATGCTGTGACGTCTATGCAATTTCAGTTGTCCCGAGCGAGTTGTTGTGGTATTCCTTCAGGGTGGGGATTGCACGACGGGCAGCTTGCGGCGGCTTTGGGCACAGGCTCTGCCGGATCGCTGATGGAAGCGCATGCAAAGCGGGAAGCTTTGAACTTCAAGTGGGAAAAGGCCCGCATTGTTCAGGTTGCGCAGTCGAGCATGAAAGCTGTATTCAACGCGGACAATGTGATGAAGTATTATCAGCAGAGCGGTGCTATTTTTCAGGGTCTCTCCGATATATTCATCAGCGGGTTTAACTCTGCTGGTGCAGCACTCGGCGTGAGCCTGGGTCGGATGGCAACCTTGCCGCAGGGTGGTCAGCAGATAAGTACGAATAATCTGGGTCTGGGTAGTAACGCTTCGCCCAATCCGATTCAGATAGGCATGCCTGCGTCTCAGGCGATACGAGGATGACATGGCTGGTGGTTCTGCTGTCAAGTTTTATGAGATATCGGCTCTGGTGCTTTCCATTGCCCAGATGGCTTTTTATCTCATTGCGCTTCGCAAGTACATCAAGAAGCTCAAGCAACTGGCTGAGAAGCTGGAAGAGTTGGGTGATGAGACCAGAGACATTTATTATGAGTTCAGGGACGCAGACGCAGACTTTTATAACTGGTACCGCAAGTTCTTTGCCAACGCGTACAAGTACTGCGATTCCAGTGTCAAGCGGGCCAAGGGCGCTGTGTTTCGGGGTTTCGGCGAGTCGATGCGCAAGATCAGACGGGGCAATGACGGGTATCGTCCTCTGGCGATGGTGGGTTACGCAGGCAGAGCTGCCACTAGTGTCGTACCCGCGGTTGCACATGTCCGCGCCGTAACGCATAACAGTGAGAGCACAAGGGTTAACACCGATCTGCTCAGTCGTTGGAAAGTTGTTGTCGGCATTCCTGTGGAGCGCGAGGGTGACGCCCAGTATTTTCCGGGTATTGCAGATTCTTATATGCGTTCGACTTATGCCTTTGGTTACGGTTTCAATTCGGCAGGCACGGCATTCGGCGTTGCTCTGCATAATTTTCTCAAGGGGTAAATCATGGCTGACATCCCAACACCGCTTCCGGTGCAGCAACAGGCACAGGTGCAGGCGCAGAACAAGGAGCAACTGGCCGAGGCTGGAAAGGAGCGTCTTCGTTTCCAACTGATCAGACCGACGAGCGATCAGGAGCGATTGAACAAGGATATTCAGCAGCGGGCAGATAAAGCTGCTAATACTTTCGCCGGTCGTATGCGACAGATCATCAAACGGTATCAGGGCGAGACAACCAGGCTTGCCACACGTGCTGCGAAGCAGAACATGGCCATAGCTGACCTCGATATCGAGGCAGGGCTTGCCGGTATCAGCAATCAGCAGGCACTTTACGCCAGACGTGCACAGGAGATTCAGACGTTACAGGAGAGATATAACGAACATTTCACCAAGTTCGCAGGTGTTCTGAACGATAAAACCCTTGCATTTCTTCAGCAGCAGTCGAATATCCCGGCACCTACGCTCACATCTATCATGGCCGGGTACGAGATGGCCAGAGCCAGTGCCGCTGAGCGTGAGGAACGCAGGTTGCAACATGATATGGCAACCATCGATAAGCTGGGCAAACTGGATGAGCAGTATACGAACACATTGCTTGAGTTGCAGAAGCTGAGGAACGAGCACAAGCGTCAGCAGTACGAAAACAACAAGGCCGTTCTGGAAGCTGAGGCCAAGGCGCTTGACTTTACTACCAAAGCTGAAATTGATACGGAGAATACACTTTTGAAATTCAATGAATCCGATCGTATGTATCGACAAAGTCGGGCGCAGCAGGACAGTCAGGGCGCAGAGGACGTACTTTCGCAGCTTGCAGCTATGGCAGGTGGCAAGAATCCTGCGGGGTTGAAACCCGCAGACAATAATATCAAAGCTGCTTCAGCCGCCACTGATCAGGGAGAGTTTGATCTCATAGGCGACAACGAACTTATGAATGGCTTTGTTTCGAAAGTTGCTCAGCAACAGGGTGTGTCGCCTGCTATTGTCAAGGAGGTATTCAACGATTATTTGAACATTGTCAAGTACGCAGAATCCCGCGGTGACGGTCAGGCTGTGTCAAATGATCCCGACTCTACGGCCAACGGGTTCTATCAGATAACAAACGAAACCTTCGGCGATCTGAAGAATCGTATTATGCCTCGATACGTTGACATGAAGGGTGAATTTGCACAGCGGGTGCTGGCTGCGAAGCGTGCAATGGATCTGAGTGAGGAGGATCAAGCGACGCTGGCTGTGCTGTTGGCCGTTGGTCGTAGTCCTGCCAGGTTTACAAAGGAGTTCAGAACAACAGTTGTCGCTGGGTCGAATGGTGACATCGATGGTTATGGCGAAGGTTTGAAGACCATTTATTTGAAAGAACATTTTGCGTCGCAACCAGACCAGAAGACCATCGATAATTATGACAAAGCGTGGAATCACCACGGACAGCAGAAGTCTTTGTGGTTGCAGCAACAGGAACAGGCTCAGGCACAGGCTCAAGCACAGACTGGACAGCAGGCAAGCAATGCTGGTGGTGCTCAACCGTCGACAGAGACAGTGACGCCGCAGCCTGCCGAACCTGCAACAGCTCAGGCAGAGTCAAAGAAAGACAGAAACATCGGTGTTGGTGCAGGCATTGGTATTGGCGTCGGCGGTCTTGCTGCGTGGAAGTATTTCAGAGGCCGTGCAGCCAAGGGTGCCGCCGAAGCGGCTGAGGCAGTCGCTTCCAGTGCAGCAAAGGGCGGTGTCGGGCGTGCGCTGGGAGTTGCCGGTCGACTCGGCGGGGGCGCTGCGACTGTTGCCACAGTAGCCAAGCCTCTGCTCGACGCTACAAAGGAAGGTGTAAATGATTTGATGTCCAGCGCCTTGGGCCAGTCCAATGACGATCTTATGCGTGGCGAACGGGCAATGTTGAACGCACCGGGTGCTTCTTACACATACTGGATGGGTCCGAACAAGCCTCCCAGGTTTCCTTCGTTTTATAAGGACCTGTCTTTTGCGGAGCGCAGAGATCTGGTTAATGCAACGACACTGGAAGATGCCAAAGTGCAGCTTGGAAATTTGCGCAAGGCAGGGAGAATATCGGATGCCGGTGCAAATGAATGGTTGAATTTTGCAGGTTTCAATAATTCGGAGTCTGCTCAGCCTGCTCAGCCTGCTCAGCCTGCTCAGCCTGCTCAGCCTGCTCAGCCTGCTCAGCCTGCTCAGCCTGCTCAGCCTGCTCAGCCTGTGACACCGACGCCTGAGCAACAGGACGATGCCATGGTTGAGCCGCCACAGTTTGCTTCGCTTAGTGACGCTGACAAGAAAGCACTTCTCTCTGCTGCAAACGACGAAGAGGTATTTTCAATTCTCGACAATTTACAGCAGTCGGGGTTGGACATTGCTAACGAGGAAAAGATTTACTGGGCTACGTATCTTAACAAGTTGCGAGGTGCGAAATGAAACGTACGACATTGTTCGTTTTACCCGTTCTCTTCCTTTCCTCCTGCGCAGGACACAAGCTTACACAGTATGATGTGGAGATAGCCAATGCGCAGGCAAGGATGGTGGAGAGCTGTTATAAAAGCAAACAGGCACAGGCGCCGCAGTATGCCGATGTTAAGGACCAGGCTTTGCTTGTGGCTGTCGAAGCGTTGGCCGGTAAGGCGGATCGGTGTGCTGATCTGGTTAAGACCAATGCCTATGATGCCATCAATTATGTTGCCGATGCGCAGAATCAGGCTTTGGCGCAGGTTGTTGGTAGTGCCGTCACCGGAGGCATTGCTGTAACCGGCATTGTTGCCGGTGCCAACGTGATGAAACAGGCGTTGAAAAGTGCCGGTGACAAGGTTACAATGGTGGGCAAAGGTCACACGTATGGTTCGGGCAAGGACAACTCGCCCACCACCGGTGCCAATATGAGCACGACGACTACGACAATAACTGAAGTACCGAAAGAGGCACCGTAATGGAACTGAGTGCTGCGCAGCTCAAGGAAGTTTACAACGGGATTCTTCTTCCGCTCGGGCACCCCGACCCTTTTGGCTATATCGCAAGGGCTTTGTATGTGAGCGGCGGAGATGATGAGTACTACGATATCGACGGGAAGCAGGGCTTTATGCCTGTGCTTCCTGAGCGTGCTGCGCAGATGACAGGCAACGTCAATGTCTACGCTCTGGCTGACAATGTCAGTACTACAGCCATCATGGACAGGATGTTTTTCGAGCAGTACGGTTCTATCGACGATATGATAGTGGCGTTTCACTTCGGTGAAGATGCCGTGATTGTCGGTGACGATATATACTCGGGTACTATTAAGCGTTTCCTTGACGTTATAAACGAGTCAAGGCCCGAAGTTCGTTCGATTGTCATTCCTCCAAGAGCCACACTTGCCGATGTCATCGGGATGCTGTCCAAACAGCTTGCCGGCAGAAACAAGGCTGGTCGCAATGTGGTCAATGTAATCAAAGGTATTCTGGAGCAGAACTGAGATGGCAAATTCAAGGGACACGTTCGATTATCAGTCGTATTTGGCAGCGCTGGGTGTTGAAGGCAGCGCCGATGATTTGAGTGCCGAGCAGAAGAATTATCTCTACGACCATGCTATCAAGCAGGCATATGGCGCTGCGCTCAAGGTTGCCAAGAGCGATCCTACGCTGGCCAGCAAGGAAGAGCGCGAAGACTTTGCATTGAACACGACCTTTGATATCTTCCCCGATGCGCACAGTACCTTTGGTTTGCAGAAGCCATCGGAGAATCCGGACGATGTTCTGAATCTTCAAACTTTGAGAGCGTTCATCGAAGCGGACCCGGTAAAGACCGAGAACCTTGACTACTACATGGACAAGATGGCCAACAGGGTCATCGGCAGAACGACCAAGTATGAGTTCCCGTATCTGAAAGGTGTCAGCAAGGCCAACTTCAAGAAGCTGTTCTTTGAGAAATCGGGTATCGACGAGTATACGACAGTCGATGAGGTTCTGAAGTCCAATGCCAAAACTCTGGCACTGCCCGATGCGGAAGGTGAAACGGTCAAGCGGGACAGTGCTGCTGTGCATTCTGTCAAGCAGGCTACGCAGAATTGGGCAGATGCTATTGGTCTTGTGGGTGATCAGCTTGGATCGAAGCAGATCAGCGACTGGGCCAATCAGGCTGTGATCAAGACTGAAGAAGATATCAAAAACGGCAACTATGAGCGGACGTATGGCAAGAGTGCCAGAGAAACGCTTCTGGAAGAGGGTTTCGGTGCTCTGGTCGGCAAGGTCAACGAGATGCTGATCGAGAACTGGGCATCGATTGCTCCATCTCTTGGTCTTGTAGGCGTTGCCAGATTCCTTCCCAAGACGGGGCGCTTGGGCATTGCCCGTCGTATTCTTACCGGTCTGGGCATCTTTGCCTCTGCACAGGAACTGGGCGCAATACGCGGGGAAGAAAGAGCAAAGGGTGTTTACGACCCCGAGCATCCGACCAGCACACTTGTCGCAGGTCTTGCGTCGGCGTCGTTGGATATTGTCGGTACTCTCAACGTCGTTGGTGGCGGTGTTGTTAACGAAGCCAAGGCTTTGTTCACACGCGGAGGTGTTACAGCTCGCAATGCCACGAGAGTCGAACTGAGCAGGATATCGGCAAGGCGGGCAGAGATTGCCGCAATGCGGGAAGCAGATCGGAATATTCTGCAACGCACCGGCAGAGCCGCTCTCTTTGAAGGTGTAACCGAAACGGCGCAGGAACATGTTGCCATGGGTTCTGCTGCCCTGAAGGGTGCGACCTATGGTGCGATGGACGTTGTTGACAGGAGTATCGATACCTTCCTCGTCGGTGCAGCGTCCGGTGCAGGCATTCATACAGTTTCCGAGGCAGGGGACAAACTGACATCGCGTGCTGAAGAAAAAGAGTTCAACGATCGCATCATCAGAGGAGACGACGAAGGACCGCTGGACGTTGGACCTGCTGCCGGTTTTCCCAAGCGTACAGACATCAAAGGTGTCAATCGGGACGATCTCAGTCCCACTGATGATGGTACGGATGTTATCGCAGGTGTGTCTGACAAAGAGGTGACAACACTTCCTCATGCCAAACGCAAGGACGGCATGTACGAGTGGGACAGTTTGACAAATGCTGCTACCGGTCAGGAGGACAGTGTTGTGTCTATCGGCAAGTACATTGCCGAAGGTTCTTCGGATCGCGAGGCATATTTACGCCTTCTGGCTACAATCAACGATCCTCAAACCAAGAAGACAATCGACGCAAAGCAGATAGAGCATCGTAACGAGAATGACGAAGCTTCTGTCAAATTCTCGTCCGGTCAGACGCTTACGGTGCGCGGTGATCGTTCGGGCAGACTGATCGAGAGAATCGTTGCTCTGCATAATGCAAACGACAATGCGGTTGTGTTTCACAAGAGCACGACCATCGATGCCAGCAAGATCGAGGATCAGAGTGATGAGGGTCTGCTGTCTTATCTGGAACGTGAGCTGTACACATACAAGGGTACTGCGCCTCCCGAGCTTGTAACAGACACTGCGCCTGCGGGGGCAGTATCCATTCCCGTCGTGACCGATGTGCCCAGACAGGGAGCATCAGGCACCAGAGCTTCTTTCCTTGAGTTGGTGGAGGTCGAAGAGACGGATGACGACGGCAACGTCACAAAGCGAGAAGAACTTCAGGACACCAGAAACATCGAGCAGACGCTCAGAGAACAGGGTTACTTTGTCATCTCGCCTGAGCAGGTTTCTGCCAAAACAAGAAAGTCCAGAGGTATCGGAAGTCGGGACATCTATGCCTATAAAGACGGTATTCTTTATCATGCAAGGCTTCACGAGAGTAACAACAGCAGTGCTCTCTATGCCACGGTTGACGGCTATGATGTGGAGACAGGTGCACAGATAAAGCTGGATGACCGTGTTGCGAGACAGGAAATCCGCACAGCTTACGCCAAGCCCGATGCCAACAATCAGGAAGGACAGGGCACGGTGGTTGCGAAGAGCATCTACATTGGTCCACCTGCCGAAGGCATTCGTGTACAGCGACAGATGAAGGGCTCTAAAGCCTGGTGGCAGTTTAACGATGACGATATTCGCAGACTTCGTCTCAGTAGAATCATTGATGACGAGGGTCGAAACGATGTCAACTATCGTTCTCTTGTGACAGACAATGGCGCATTACTAAGTCTCTATGTCACCGATAGCGGCAAGGTGATTCTTCGCAACCAGCGTGGTCGTCTTCTGACCAAGGGTAATCTCACCAGATTCATGGATGAGATGACCGACGAGATCGACGCCAGACAAGGTATCGAGTATGTCGTCGGTGTTTTACAGGGCAAGAGCCGCCAGGGATATGAGACTATTTCTCTCCCTGTTGAATCCGGTGTATCTGATGAAATCATTTTCGTCTATCCTCGCAATCAGAAGGATAGTGCGAAACGAAAGATTTACGCTGTCTGGCGTACGAGTGGCAAGACAACCGGCGACAAGCGACCTCTGCACCGCGTCATTGAATGGTCTGCGGAAGAAGATTCGTTCCCTGCAAGACTCGAACGTTTGTTCAACGCAACCAGTCTCGATGATTTGCGCAGTGTCTTTGGTACCAACTGGATCGACGCTCGCGTTGTTGCTCGTGTAAACACTGACGGGGAAACGGAGTATGTTTCTGCCAAGTCTGGTAATACGGGTATTTACTGGACAAAGGATATCAGCAAGGCAAAGCTTTTCAGCAATGATACAAAGCTTGAGGATATAGGCCGTAACTCCGAAGCTGCGACAGGCGAGTTGGTCAGCGTTCACGCCATTCTCAGTCAGTTCAACAATGACAACAGTCTTGTGATGTTCGGCGAGGATACGCCCTTTGCCGATATTCTGGCCAAGGTCAAAGAGTATGTTCATCTCCTCAGTCCGCTCGGTGAGCCGCAGGGCTGGACATGGACGCCGTCGAAAAAAGGCTTCTTCTCTTCTGTTAATGAGTCGCTTCTGCATCCGATGGGTCATAGCAACGACCAGGCGACAACGTCTGTCAGTACAGAAGATGCTGTGACTTCCGGTCAACCGGAACTTGCTGTAAAAACGCAGACCGAGCGTATTCAAAATTTGGAAGCAGCCATTCGGGAGCAGATGAGGCTCAGCAAGGGTGCTATGAGTGCACTCTCTGGTGTGGCTAAAAAGGTCGAAGCAGCGAATCAACTGTCAACGCCCGAGGAGAAAGCTGCTGCGCTGGAAGAGATCGCCGACAGGATGGAGCGCAATTTCTATCGCAACGCCGTGCGCATCTACGCTGGTGTCCTTGGTTCTCGCCTCGATAGTAACAGTGAGCTGGGTCAGGAAGTTGCTGAGGTCATGAACGACAGAAATTCGACACTGGAAGATATGCAGAACCTGGTGCGCAAGGTCGAGGATCTGTTCAATCGCAGTTTTCCAGTGACCAAGCCGCTTCCAGACGTAAAAGATGTCGACGCACTTGTTGCCATGAACGCACGTGTGAGTGTGCTGGCAGGGCCTCTGTTTTCACGAAACACCAGAGCTGCTAGAGTTCGTCGCGCAGGTACCAAAGGTATCTCGCTTCTGAGAGAGTTGCTACGTACACGGCTGATGAGCGACAGTCGTCTGGCCAATCTTCTGGGTTCGGAGACGCTGATACTTGTGGATACACAGGAAGAGGCCGAGGAACTGATTGCTGCCGCCTACGGTACAGCTCCGTTCTACTCCAGAGAAGGTTTGATTCAGGGCTTTGTTATTCCGGAAACTGGGCAGGTTGTTCTTGTGGGTGACGGTATCAGGGTAGGCGACGCCGGTGCTGTGCTTATGCACGAGCTTGGCGCGCATGTCAGACGTTTTGGCTTCAGCGATGAGGAGTTCACAGGCATTCTGGATGAGTTGAAGAATAGGCAGAATGATGACAGTGAAGAAGGTCGTCAGATTCGGGAAGCCATCAGGCGGGTGCAGGAAGGCAACAGACTTAATTCGAACGATCGTCATTTCTGGGAAGAGGTTGGAGCGTATTTGGTCGAGGCCAATGCCGGCAACCCGACGAGTATCGTTAGTCGCATTGTAAGCTGGATAAAGACGTACTTGTACAAGCTGAGTGTCATCGATACGGACAGTTTGACTAACCAGGACATTGTCAACTTCGCCAGAGGTGCTGTGCGTACAGCCAGGCGCGGCGACTTTGATCGCAATGTCAGTCAGACAATATCGAGGAATGCTCAGATTTACGGTTTGGCTCGTAATCTGGGTGTGCCAATCGATGAGTTGCGTAAAGAGTTGGACAAAATTCATGAGCGTACAGCCTCTGAAGAATCAGATGTACAGTTCTCCTTTGCCGGAGAACGTGGTGCTGCTGCTTTGGACAACGCTGAAGCGGCAACGACGCGGCTTGACAATCTGGTTGTAGCAAGAGAGATGGAAGCTGCCAACAAGAGCGTGAGTCTCATCAAGCTGGCGACAGGTTGGGAGCGAGGCAAAGACGGGAAGTGGCGCTATGAGCTTGACGACTCTGGTATTACAGTTCGTACAAACGAAGCAATACATGCACTTGCGCAAGTTGTACCTGTGGCTTTGCGCAAAATAATCGACGCACCTGAATTGTTCGCAGCGTACCCAGAGCTTCAGCAGATGCGTTTTGCATATCGCGCTGACGACGACAGCAGAGTTGCAGGCACATATTTTGGCCCAAAACGCGGTATTCATTTGCGCGATGATTTACTGAAGAAGCCCGAGAAAGCAAAGCAGGTATTGATGCATGAGATTCAGCATGCTGTGCAGGACATTGAAGGCTTTGCAAATGGGGGCAGTGTTGAGGAAGCACCTGTAAATGTAAACAGGGAGAAAGCCAGAGAGAATGCTCCTGGCCCATGGTTGAAACTGATGACGGACAAATCTCTTCTGACAGGCTATCTCAAAACACATGGGATTTCTGTCAAAGCCAATGGAGATTTGTCCCGAAAGGTACGGATTGACAAGTACAAAGCCTCAAGTATCAATCGACTTGTTAAACTGATCAATCGTCTCTTCGCTGTAAAAACTCCGTACTATAATGAAAAGCGATATGAGCGAGATATTTATAGAAAGTTGTACAATGTAGGCTGGGATCATTTCTACGACTATGTCAGGCGGAATGTACCCGCGTTCAGAGGCATGGACAAGACGAAGTTCGACGCTCAATGGGGTGTCGTTCGTTCGTGGAAGGAAGAGTATGAACAGGAATTGGCTGCGATCAAATGGTACAAGTCCATTGCCGGAGAGACGGAGGCTCGCAATGTAGAGACCCGCCTCGATATGACTGCAACTGAGCGTAGAGAATCTGCCGCGTATCAGACCGAAGATATTGCACGGGAGGACCAGCACATCCTCGAAAAAGAGCTTCGGGGCTTTGTTCAGTTGTTCAGTGCTCATCAGGAACTTCGTTCTCGAAGCGATCTCATGGTGGACTTCGTTCAAACACCTTCCTTCAAGGCGTGGTATGGAGATTGGCAGACGGATTCGTCTCTTTCTCCTCCTGCGGTACAGCAGGCCGAGGACGGTAATCTTGTGGTGAAGAACAGCAAGGGAGAGTTCAAGGTTTTTGACGAGGCGACGCCGAAGTTCTCGATGGCCATATCGAACAAGCCTGTTCAGTACGAGGAGATGGACAGCGGTATTGTTCATCTTGGACCGAATGCTAAGCACATTGTACCCAAGGAAAGTGCAATACCGAAGAAGCTGCGAGACAAGGGTGTAGTGTTTTATAGCCCTGAAACTATATCGAACTTCAATACTCGGTTTGACAGACTTAGGCGCTACGGGTTTATATATGCTTCGCTCAACGACAGAGTGTCAAGCATAGATGCGCTGCAGAACATAATCATGCGCAGACAACAGGCGATGTTGCCGGGCACCACTTCTGCTGATTTTGCGCTTGGTCGATTTATCAACGATACGTTTGTTATCGACTATCTCTCTGTCGACAGAGAACACATGTCAGAGTATGTGTTTATGCACGAGATGACGGAAAACGGAGTACCGTTTGTAACTGCGCTTGCATATGACGAAGAGATTGATCTGAACGAAATGAACAACCCAGGTTTGTTTGGTTTCAACGTATCGTACATCGGGCAGCAGTACAGTTCCGGTCTTTCCAGACAACACAAGCACGTTTATATTTTGGCCGAGAACAACACGCCTCAGGCTGATATTGATTTGTACATTCAGCAGTTGAAGGCACGTGCAGATTTTGTTGAACGCGAAATTACGGAAGATGATATCGGTGAACAGGTATCACCTGTACCTTGGTATTCGTCTCTGGCCGAGTTGGTAGGAGAACAATCTCGCAATCTTCCTGCTGCCAAATGGTTGTCCAGACTGGTACAGTGGGGCAATGAAAGCAAGAACAGAGGCGAGAGTTCACCGTTCAATCAGGAGGTGTATTGGACAGGTGTTCGTGAGTGGCTGGAAATCAAAGACCCGAACGACATAGTGGAGCCAGCAGAGCTCTATGATTTTCTGGTCGGCAACAATGTTGAATTCAAAAATGTAATGCTTGGCGGTCCGCGCAGCAAGCTTGGCAGATACGCCAGACAAAGTGTGCCGCTTGACAACACTGACTGGGATCTTCGGATCAGAAAACATGAGTCGTCAGATTATGTTTTTGCTGCTGTCAGCAGTGATTTGTTCGCTGATCAGCCGATTGCATATGCTTTGTTGAGCAGATTGAGTGTTCATTCTGCAGGCACTGGGATCAGACGTGTTATACTTGCCATAAATAACGATGATATTACGACGTTGCTGAATAACAATGATGTGCAGACTCGCCTCGAAAATATACTTGATGCTACGTTCAAACCTGTGGCAAATCAGCAGGCTGTCGGAAATGCTCGGAAGCAATGGGCAAAGCAGTTCAAAAATTACAAGGATGCTATAACATATTTCAACGATTGGTTTAATCAAAACATATACAACAATCCTGAACTGGCATATCTTACATCTGATACGAGCTCTTATCTACCTACGCATTACTCCGGTTCCGTAATGGAAGGAAGAAAAACCGATTATGCGGAGCTTCTGTTCTATCAGAACAAGAAAACGCCGACACTTGAGTATTTGCACGAGTTTGTGATTGATCCTCGTCATTGGCGCAAAGAGGTTGTTAATGGGGGGCTGCGTTATACTTTGTCCGAAGATGCTATGCTGGGACGAGATATGCATATAGATTATGTGGAGAAGGACAACAAGTATGCGCTTACCATAGAAGTTTTTAGTGACGATGATTTTTATGACATATCCAACGTTTCCGATGGTACAACTGTTACATATACTACTGACACACTCGAAGAGGCGTTAAAACGTGCTTCTGATTTTGTCGTCGAGCAAGACATGAACGAGCAGCTCGTAGCTGATGAGTTTAACCAGGGACATTTTCCCAGAGAGGGCAAAGATCTCGTTGCACATACCCGATTCGATACTAGAGAGACGACCGACGGCAAACGCATTCTCTTTGTCGAAGAGGTGCAGAGTGACTGGGCTAACGACTTGCTCTTTGGTAAGCTGCGACCCGAAGCGCCTTATGTCAAATATCAGAAGGCATGGGTTACCATGGTTGCAAAGCAGGTTATCGCACATGCTGTGGAGCAGGGTGACATCGACGGTATTTCGTGGACCAGTGCCGAAGATCAGAGCAACCGTTGGCACACCATGGGCAAGCGCAGACTGGAGGTGTATCAGAAGACTCTACCCAAAGCCATGCAGAATATTCTTTCCGATCATTCGCCTGACGCGAAATTGGAGAACGTCGATATTCAGGACATCGGCGTTAGACAGGCTCTGATGCTGACCGACGAGATAAGGAACAGTATTCAGAGCAAAGGCTTCCCACTCTTTTCTATTCAGGATACCGGACGTTCGTCTGACGAGACTGTCGAAGGGCAGCAGATACAGGGTGCACCTGGTGTCTACAATCGCAAGGGCGGTGGCTTTGCGATGCGGTATGACGAAACTGTGCCCGGCCATGAGCGGGAGAGTCTGGTCTATGGTGCTGTGCTGATGACGGACAACGCCAGAGATACCGATCTGCTGCGGGCACTTCAGACCAGCCTGGAAGCGGACAAGGATCTTCTGGACTCGACTGTCGGCATGTTGGTCAGAGAATCTCAGAACGGAGAGTCCTTTGATCGCAAAGGTATCTTCGCCTCCATGATGCGGGAAGTTATTTTCGAAGGTGAAGAGAATCCGCACTTCAACGAAGTGCGCGATGCTCTTTACGATGCCGCAGGGCTTGCTCTGCACGTAGCTCCTTCGTCACTCTCCCTCACCGATGCTGAGCTGTTGAGCGCTGCCAATGCCATCGGTGCTCTGGAGAACAATGTCAGCGAGATCGATGTTGCTCATCCTGTTCCTCCTCCGGCATCCGAGCTTACCCGGAATGAAATTTTGGACGAAGCGATTCAGGCCGGCATCGAGGAGAATGACAGTGTTGTTCCTGAGTACAATGCAGATGGTACAGCATCTGTGCGTACCGAAAGCGGCAATACTGAGTATGTGTTCGAAGATGTCAATGGCAAGGACGAGAATTTCAGAGCTGCTCTGGACAGTCTGAGCGAGCTGACGACGAACTACGACGATGGTACGCTCTTCAGCACAAATGAAGACGGTACTGTGCGAAAGATTCCGGGACTTACAACGCCCGAGGAACTGGAGGCATTCCTTCAAAGGATTCTCCCACCCGAACTGTATGAGCAGATCGAGATTCATTGGGAAGAGACCCGGACGGCTAAAGCCATACTGCGAAACGCTTTCGGTCTGTTCTTCCCCTACAGAGCAACTGACAAATCCATCCACATCAGAGCCTGGGACAGAAGCATTCCGCAGGTGCTGGCAACTGTCATGCACGAGTGCTCTCACTACGGCTGGACCATGTGGGGCAGCAAGGCGCTGGATGCAGAAATTGTGCGGATTTACAACGCCTATACGGAAACCATCTATGCCGAGTTGCCGCAATACTTTGAGATGCTGGGTATATCTGACCCATACCTTGTACCGGACAAGTGGAAGGTGTATCTGGTCAACGAATTCTTCGCTCATGTCAATGCGTCGCTTATGGACGACAGTCCGCAGATCGCCAATGCTTTTCACATCAGCGACGAAGAGTATAGAGCGATGCGCGAGAGACTCTGGGGCGTAATGGCAGAGATCGAGCGAAAGATCGGTAACAGCCTGCTTGTCAATATAGGTGATCGCACTGCGATAGACAAGTTTGCCAAAGATCTGATTGCTCTGACAATGGGTACGGTCGTTGGCCGAGGCGCAAGGCTGATTCAGAATACACTTCAGTCACCCACGGGTGCCAGAGCACCGCTTTCGAAGATTCAGATCATAACCAACGACTACGGTCAGACCAGAAGGACTGTGCCGCAGACTAGAGAAGCCTTGCAGGTTGCCGAGACCAGAGAGGTTATTCGCAAGTGGGGGAGGTTTTTTTCGAAGGGCGATGTTATAGCTGAATTCATTCTCAACAACTTCCCCATGCACAATCGACTGAAAGGTTGGGGTTTCTTCCCCAGCCTGAACGTTGAGCATGCGGTGCTTGGCGAGTCGGTAGGCACAGCCTATGCTTCCAGACTGATCGGCAATTTCTGGAACAAAGTTTCGGAGACTGTGGCCAGCAAGCAGAGGAAACGTTTCCTCGATCTTCTGGATCTGAAGTCTGCTCTGCTTGATGCACACTTCGATCCCAATCTCATTGGCGGCAGAGGTAATGAGACCTTTGCTCAGGTTTTTACCCGGCTAGGCTTTGCTCCCGATTCTGCTATGATGCAGAAGGCCAGACTCGCCGATGCGACAGCACTTGAGCTTTCGTCCATGAAGTATCGCAATGCACTGGACATCAGGCGTGCGATTCGTGGTCAGGCTCTGGAGCTGGAGAAGCGCATGCGCATTGCCAAGATCGATGAGCGAACAATTGGCAGGATGCGTAAGAGCATGGCGCAATTCGAGTCCCGGTTCCACGCCGACTGGGATCATCGCATGTACAATGTTTTCAACGGTGAGACAGGTGTACGTGATTTGCAGCGTTTGCTCTCCTATCTGGAGACGGACACCGGTGCTGGCGAGATGACAGTGAACGAGCGGGCCAGAGATGCGGAACGTATCATCGAAGCGGCGACACAGCAGGAACAGGCGGGTCTGATTACCTACAAGCAGTTCCTCAGCAGTACCAGGGACGCAAGGACGGTGCTGAAAGACAAAGAACGGCTGGATGCTCTGAAGCATTACTTCGAGCTGCGCACCTCAAATGCAGTCAAAATTCGTGCCGGCAGTGACTGGCGTACGATGCTGCTTCGAAACATGCGTGCCGAAATCAAACAGCTCATCATGGAAGCGTCGAGGAGTAACAATAACAACGGTTACGGCGAGGATCATCTGAACCGCATCTCCGCTGTTCGGGGCAGAACACTCGAAGATACTGAGGAAGATAACTTCTATCGTACCTTCCTCGATCCCAACACCAACTTCTTCGAGTCACTGCTCTACTCTGTTGATCAGCAGGAGAAGATTTTACAAAAGCTAACGTTCAACCAGGAGATGGCGGAACATATTCTGGACACTGGCATGGGCGTACTGCGACAATCTATCGAGCATGACCGCAGTTACAGCGACAGCCTTTCGTGGGCCGAAGACGGTTCCATTTTGAAGTATGTGGCCGTCGATCCCATTTTCCAGCACGCGCTTGACAACGAGTACGAAGTCAACAGGAATGTGCGCGAAGCTGCCTGGTCCGGTGCCATCGACTCGATGAAGGCCAACAGTACCATTTACAGTCTGCGCCTGGCAGTCAGCAACCACATCGGCAGTCTGGGTATTCTCATGTCGTCAGGCCATCTCTTCCGCATCGGCATGATGAAGAAAGCCGGTCATGTATCGTGGAAACAGTTTGCAGACAAAATGCTTCTAAACAGCAAAAACCTGAGCGAAGCTGAGAACAAGTTCCTGCAAATGATGTACAAGTACCATATCTGGGGCGCTACGACATCCGACACTATGATGCAGATCAGGAACAAGGGCTGGCACGAGAAGGCGATACACGCAATTTTTTCCTACTTGCGTGACCTGAATGTCGTTTCCAACATGAGTCAGAATGGTTTGGAGAACATCGTCAAGAATGCTCTGGACAAGATGCGTCAGTTCTACGCATTCGGTGACGAGTGGCTGAAGCCTTGGGTCTTCATGAACAACTACAACAACATGCTAGCCAAGCATAAGGCACTCACGCCTGGTTTGAGAGAAGAGCAGTACGAACGACTGGCGGGCAAGGATGCTGCGGAGATGACGCTACAGGAAACGACGTCATGGGAATATACGCCCAAGCTCATCAGGCACATGTCGATGAATTCCATCCGCATGATTACGCCGGACTTCCTGATGCATAACTTCCAGATGGCCAGAATCACCGCTGCGATCTATACCCGCTTCTTCGACGTCATGGAGGAGCTGGGCAAGGTCTCTGCCAGAGACGATGTAAACGAACCTGCAATGAAGGAGTACAAAGACGCTTTGACGAAGGAGGCTGTACAGAGAGGCATCGGTGTTGGTTTGACAACGGCTACGTACTACGGTCTCTTCGGTGCAGCCAAGGGTGTCATCGCCTATCTGCCCTATGCACTAGGTACCATGCTCGGTGCTATTAAGCTGGATGACGACGATGATGAACGGAAAAAACGACGTGCTCGTTCCTTCTTCTATCCGTCGGAGTATCACGGTGCGACGAGGATAACGAACTGGTTGAACGGAGGAAATAATCTGTTCCTTCCTGTCATGCGTGACCACGACGATCCGTATTCGTTCTTTGGTTACAACTATGCCCGTAACAACGTCATGCTGACCCATGCGCCCATTATGGCTGCGACCGAGGATCCGACATTTGAGCAGCGCATCATCGAGGCCATGAAGAACTTCATGGATCTGTCTCAGGGTACAATGACACAGGAGTTGGTCAATAATCTGATGGGCAAGGACAAGTTCGGCAGGGAGATTTCTCCTGCTGAGGCTGCCACGGCTATTGGCAAACGTATGATGGTGCCTGGTGTAATGACCCAGATACTTCAGGCGACTGTGGGGCTTCCGTCTACAGACACTGACTTTCGCAAGGGTCGGGCGATAAAGGTTCCCCAGCTCGCTGGCATTACAGTCAACAAGTATGACGTCAGAGATGTGACCAATCATCTGGGTTACTTTATCAGAGAGCAGGGGAGCTTGAGCAAAAACGTCAAGAAGCGGGCTTTTGTCGATGATCTGTCCAAGGGTCAACCTTTGCCGGCACGGGATATTGCAGAGCGGATTGCAAAACTTCGGGAGAAGAATCGCGAAGATCTGAACAAGGCTGTTTACCTCCTCAAAGGTATTCGTGATTTCGGTCTGAGTGAGAAGGAGATTCATAAGTACCTGACCACCAGTCGCAAGAACGCGGCAACGCTTGTGAGCAAAGATAACGCCATGGCTTTCCTCAAGGGGCAGAACATCTTCGACATTATGTTGCTGAATTCTTTAGAGGAGAAGAAACGCAATCTGCTCAAATCTGTACCCACCAGTCGCATGGACAAGGATTCCATTGACATCGCCATTGCCAACACGGATCGGGCAATCAAACTTATGCGACAGTCGTTGCGAATCAGCGTCGAATAGCAGATGACTATAAACAGTGTACGTGGTACAGTGAGGATGGGGTGGCAAAATACCACCCCATCTGAAGTGCCGAGAGGCGCATTTTTTCAATCTTTGCCCAAAGGAGCAAAACATGAATGAAGTAACAGTATTCAGTTTTCAGAACCAGCACGAGATTCGCACTGTGGTCAGAGACGGAGAACCCTGGTTCGTAGCCAAGGACATCTGCGATATTCTGGAAATTGTTAACTTGAGTGATGCGTTAAGCACTCTCGATAATGACGAAAAATCAAGTATTAATCCCAACATCGGTATTACCGATGTTGGGAATCCTATTTTAGACGAGTCTAACTTTGACAGATATACGACGTTTCCTGAAATGCGTCGGGGCGGACGGCCCATGTAATTGGTCAGCACCAACATCGGTAATACCGATGTTGGGAAATTTTATTTTAGATGAATCTTAAAAGGAAATTATCATGAATGAAATGACAGTATTCAGTTTCAATGGTCAGGGTCAGGTTCGCACTATCGTTGATATCGACGGAAACCCTCTCTTCTGCGGCAAGGATGTCTGTGAAATTCTGGGCTATGTCAATGCGTCTGATGCCATCAAGCAACATTGCAAGGGGGTAGCAAAATGCTACCCCCTTCAAACAGCAGGTGGTGTGCAGGACATACGTTTCCTGACAGAGCCTGATCTGTACAGATTAATCGTAAGCTCCCAGTTGCCGGCCGCCCAAGCGTTTGAGGCTTGGATCTTCGAGGAAGTACTTCCGACCATTCGCAAGACTGGGCAGTATAAAGTGGCAACAGCGAATATGACTTCGGAAGAGTTTACATCCAGAACGTTTGCAGCTCTGAGGAGCATAGCTATTACTGCCGGACTCGAAGGTAATGCGGCCACAGTGTCGGCTGACAATGCGATGATGCGCATTTATAAAGTGTCTCCCCTGAAGCTTTTGCAGATTGAACTGAAGAACCCTGACCAGCAATTCTTCCTCACTCCTACACAGATTGCACAGCGTCTTGGTTTCTTCGGTCCAAGAGAAGTAAACAAACTTCTTGCACATGAAGGATTTCAGAGTAATATAAACGGTACATGGGTACCTACGGACAAGGGTCGGGATTATGTGGTTCTTCTGGACACAGGCAAACGACATTCGGACGGTGTCATGATCCAGCAGATGAAGTGGAAGGAGAAGATTTGTGACAAGCTCAAACCAAAGAGGCAAAGCCTATGATTGACGAGCTGAACGGCATGTGGGCGATACTCTGTGTCATCTTCTCCTGCGGCACAGCGTATGCAACGATAAAAGTTTCCCTGAGGTCGGTGACGATGCAGATAGATGAAATTAAACGAAGGGTGGATGAGACAGAGCATACACTGAGCAACCTCAAAACTGACAATGCAGTATCACAGTATCAGTACAAGACTCTGGAAAACAAATTGAACGAGATGGCACGAGACCTCAAGAACATAGCAGAAAATTTTAACAAGCTCGAAAAGAGGGGGAATCTTCGATGGCAAGAAAACGCGTAAACGTGACCGAGTTTGTTCTGGCCTACGGCGACGTAGTCATGAAGACGCTCAGCCGAGAAGTCTACGATGCCGATCTGCTGAGGAACAAGGGTTACAGTGTCAAGAACGGCAAAGTCTTTGACCACATCGGCAGGCAGTTTGCTGCCAACATTGCAGACGCTTTCAAGGTTCTGGACCTGAAAGTAACTGTTTTGAAGCCTGCGCGCATCTATGTAACCGACGACATCAATGATATCGAGCAGAGCGAAAGCTACTGCGAGATTGCAGGAGCGTATTTTTACACAGACACCATGTACAGTGAAAAGGGGGAATGACATGAACATCCTACAGAAACGAATTATCCAGCTGGTTCTTCCTGCCCTCGTCGATTGGGCGCTTTCTCACATCACACCCAAGAATATCTATGCACTCAAGCAGAAGATTTACGAAGGTGGTACCAAAGTAACGAACAAGATTCCGGGTACTTTGGATGACAAGATCTGGGAGTACACTGCCGGTCTTGTTCTCTTCGAGGGCATGTTCAAGGAACAGGAACTGAAGTTTGTGGAATGGATTGATAAGTATGCGGACACGGTTCACGACGACACCTTCCGCGGTATCCTCAAAGCTGCTGCCAAGCGGCTTCGTGATGTGCTGATGGAAATGAACGACGCTTCCAAAGCTCTCGAAATTACCATGCAGAGTGAGAACGATGCACAGTGATCCTTTAAGCGAACGACGAATTGCATCGCTTCATCCCAAACTTCGGGATGAAGCGATTCTGTTATTCGAGAAAATCAACAACGAGATGCTGACCGGCAGAGCCAAAATGCGGGTGACCTGTGGGTTCAGGAGCGTTGCCGAACAGAACGTACTGTACAGCATGGGCCGAGCCCGACCGGGCAAAATTGTCACCAATGCACAGGGTGGTCAGTCTGTGCACAACTATGGTCTGGCCATGGACTTCTGCCTCATTATTGACGGTGGCAAGTATGCTTCGTGGGATACGATGCAGGACTTTGACCATGACGGCAAGGCAGACTGGATGGAGATTGTGGGCCAGTTCAAGGAGGCCGGTTGGGAGTGGGCCGGAGACTGGAAGACATTCAGGGAGTACTGTCATGTGCAAAAGACCTTTGGTCTCAGTGTTTCAAGACTTGCGAAATTACCTCTGGACAAAGAAGGCTTTGTCCGCTTACCCGTCTAACCTTAAAACAAGGGGTTCTACTATGGGCTGGGAAACTTTTCTGACAAAAGATTCTGCATTCTCTCCTCGTACCTGTGACTGGTACACGGTCTCTCCTCTGGTCTACGCGACCTTCAGGCTGGAGACCTGCGACGATCTGTGCTACGCCACCATTCAGGACACGGCTCTGAATGAGTTGGTGCGTCTGAGCAAAGGCAACGAAACCTTTACTATCAAAGCTCCGGGGCGTTACAAGATCTGCATCAAAGGTGTGAACACCCGCGGTCGCATTATGGTCTCCGTCAATGCCGCCTCTGCGGCCGGGCCCGATTGCTGCAACGATCTGCAGATGAAGATCGAGGAGCTGGAGCAGAAGATCGACGCTCTGCCTGGTACCGATACCAAGACGGTGGTCAAGGCCGGCACAAATGTGACGGTCTCCGAGGAAGTGGTCAACGATACACATACCTACACGGTCAACGCTACTGCTACTACTACTCCTGTCAGTACGGTCGAAGTCGAAGCCGGTCGTGGGATTGACGTACAGAAGACCGAAGTCGCAGGCAAAACAACCTTTACCGTGGCATCCACAGAACCCACAGTCGAGGTCAAGGGTGGCAAAGGTATTCAGGTCGACAAGGAAACACTTGCTGACACAATCAACTATAAGGTATCCGTTCCCGATGGTACGTTTGTTGATACGGATACCAAGACAGTGGTCAAGGCCGGTGCCAATGTCACAGTCTCTGAGGATGTGGTCGGTGATACGCATACCTTCACTGTTTCCTCCACCGCTGCGGGCACTGGTGCCAATGTACAGGTTAGCCAGGGTGACAATATCACGGTTGAGAAGGCTACGTTGCCTAGTGGCACAGTTGATTACAAGGTCTCTGCCACTGTACCCGACGTCAGCGAGTTTACGACCAAGACCTATGTAGACGATCAGAATGCACAGACTCTGCAGAGTGCCAAAGACTTCGCTACCGACGCTGCAGACGCTGCGTTGAACGGAGCCAAGGCATATGCCGACACCAAGGCCACCGAGACGCTGAGTGCTGCCAACAAGCATAGCGATGAGCACGACGCAACTACTCTTGCCGCTGCCAATGCGCATGCCGATACCAAGGCAGACGCCGCCGAGACTACGACGGCTCTGGCCGGCAAGGCTGACAGAGCTGCTACGCTCTCCGAAATCGCCCGCATCGATGCTGCTATCGAGGCGCTGAAGAAGAGCAAGGGCGTTTGCGTACGCGGATCTCTGCCTCATGAATTCAACGGTGATTTCCTTGTTAACCAAGGTCCTGCGGAATACACAGCCGGAGGCGGCACAGGCTTTGTTGGCGGATACACTGGCGTCGACGGTGTCTGGGCCGAGAAAAACGGCACTGCTTCGATTCGGGTGAGCAGAAACTTCAATCCTCAGAGTTACGCGCAGAGCGGTGTAGAAGGTTCGCCGAATCATCTTGCTTATCTTAGTGCGGAAGTGACCAATCCTAACGATGGCAATGCTAATAATACTGCGGCACTGAAGTTCTTTGTACCGGATGCATTTGCGTATTGTACTCCTGTTGATCTCAGTAGTTATCCCAAGAAGTTCCAAAAGATCAAGGTAGCGTTCTGTGTGGCGCAATTGAATGGAGCGATGGGCTGGAAGAAAGTAAAAGTCGGCCTGAGCATTCATGTTGGCAACACCTCAATCCCCGGTATGAATCAACCGGAGCCGGTTATTCTCACATTGAATACATCGCAGGCTGATTATCCTGAAGGCGGATGGTTCATTGCCGAGTTTGACCCCAGCAAGGCATTTGCCAATTTGCCGCTGCCATCTGTTTCCGACGATATGCTGAAAAGCTTTGGCTATCTAAAAGTGACTCTGACGCTCAGCGAAGCCGCTGGGGAACTGGCGCATCAGGAAGGACTGTTCATGTTGCTTCGCTACCGTGTACTCCGCGAAGGCGAAGAGCCTTGCTCCGACAGGCAGGCGTACCAGAATGCTCTGTACGATTGCCAACGATACTTCCAGGTTATTAACACGCAGCTCAGCGGTCGCAGGCTGGGAAAAGAGCACCCGAATGGTGGCGACATAAATGGTAAAGGGTTCATCGGCAAGAGTGGCTCGCTCATCAGGCAGATGGTCAAAGTACCAATGGTCATTGTTGATCAGACAGATGCAACGTTTGACGAATGCACATTCGACAAAGTCGAAGTAACCAATCGCGACTATACAGTTTTGGTCGATGTTGGTACTGCTACTCAGCATGCATATTCTGTTGATAATCTCAAACTGACGTTCGACGCCAGACCGGATCTGAAGTGATATGGAAACGACACACGACTATGATTTTCGCATCATCAGGCTCTTCGATACTGTCTTCTTCTGGGGCAGGACGAAGAGTACGACAGACATTCTGGACAGCAGCGAACGCATGCTGTTTACTCTGCCATTCGTAGCAGAGGAGAAGGAGGTGAAGATTGCTTTGTATGGATGGTGTATGCGGGAAATGAGGATGTTGTTCCCTTGACAGAGCAAATAGTCTGTGTTACAAAGTCATCCGTTACTCTAGTGGTTGGGGTGACAGTCGAGACCCTCTGTGGCCAGGTGCTACAGAGGGTCGTTTGTTTTATGACATCAGAATCCTTTCCAGTTTACAGAGACACTTCTTCAACTCAAACCTCTTCTCTATCGTCTGCCTTGCTTGTTGTCGCATCGCAAGCATTTTGCTGGATGCTTTGTTGACCAGAGCATCGAGGATATGAAACGATAGGTCGGACCATGTGTTGGACAGAATACCGTTCTTACTGTTCACTATTACTTCCTTCACAGGAGCTACAGCATTGCTGACAACAAGGCAACCGCAGGACATAGCTTCCAAGAGAGACCATGACAACACGTATGGCTTAGTCAGGTACACATGGACAGCGGATTTGCGCAAGAGATCCCTGTACCTCTCATACGGAAGCGTACCGACAAAGTGTACCCGGTCTCTGGGTAAGGATAATATTTCCAGCATGTGTTCTCCCCAACCTTTACCGTCTATCCGGCTACCACCGTAAAAGCACTTGTCCTCGCCTGCGATGACAACATGGGCTTGAGGCATACGACCAAGCACATACTCCATCGATTCCATGAACTCAGGGAAACATCTGAGCGGTTCCATTCCTCTGGTGGTGTATGTGATGACGTCTTCGTCCTTCCATCGTTCATCCACAGTTGCGAAGTACTCTGTGTCTATGCCTTCGTGCACGACTTCAATCTTGTCACTGTGGAACATTGTTTTCTGAAACTCTGTGGGCGAAACGGCTCTGTCACAGACAGAGAGGTCCAGCAAATTATACTCACCGCTGGGCCATCTGAAATAGCCGACCAGTCTGGCGAGAGGGAATACTTCCTTGAACGCAGGGAAATCCCCACACCATGACGCAGCATAGATGACATCGGGAACAAAGCCTCTGTCTCGCAACCGTTCACAGAACAGCTTCATGCTGTCGTAATCAAAGGCCTGATGCTGAAGAAACTGTACACCCGGCAAACGTATGTCGCTCCCAGCCTCCGGTGCTACGAAGAGACATTCGTGACCGAGATTTGCCATGAAGGTTGCAATGCGAGTGAACTGCATGGGAAAAACGGAATGTGAAAAAAGTATTTTGGCCATTTTGTTTCCTCCTCCATGATTATACAGTATGTGCCAGAATCAGCCACGCTGCTGCGGCTTGAAGCGGGACTTGGCCGTTGCCCGCTGCTGCGATGCGGTTTCTTTTGCTGTCTCTGAAAACAGAGTCCAGTTGATTGGCCACCCCATCCACCATTCCGCAAAAGCCGGCGTCAGGCGGTGACCAAGAGTATGCGGTAGTGTATCGCGCAGCACCCTCGATCGCTCCTGCATCGATATTCGATAATACTCCGCACCGCACGGCCCTCTGAAGTCCGATGCAAGGAGTGTCGGCAGACGTCTCAGCGCTGTCGCCAGACCATCCCCACTCGTCTTGCTGGCCCCTTTCCTGTTCCAGTTGCCTGAGACCGTCAGTGTTGGCAGCGAGGAGCCACCACCTGTCCCGTTTATGGGGAGCACCGACATCAGACGCGGCAAGGACTCCGTCTCTCCAGCAGTATCCCCTCTCCACCAGAGCTGCTGTAACTTCTTTCCGCCCTCTGGTGCGGACGTAGGGCGAATTTTCGAGGAAGACAAGGGAGGGCTTGATCGCATCGATTGCCCGAAACACTTCCCAGACAAGTCCGCTTCGCTCTCCGGCAATTCCGACGCCTTTGCCTGCACACGAAATATCCTGACAAGGGAACCCCGCTGCGATGCAATCCACTTTTCCAGCCCATGGCTCCCAGTCGAATTGCCTGATGTCTCCGCAGTGGATATGCATGTCTCTTGGCAACCATCCTTCACGTTGTCTGGCTTCGAGCATTCGACAGCAGGGTTTGCTGATTTCGACTGCAAGCTTTGGCTCGTGTCCGAGTATAAGGTCTGCAAGGATTCCACCTCCCGCTCCTGCAAATAAATGTGCTGTTCTAATCATGTTGCTCAGTTGCCCAGATTTTCGAGCTCACTCAGAATACTTTCTTTCCACTTGAGCTGCTGAATCATGACGCCCGAGCTGTGTTGTTTATCTGTGTCCAGAAGTACTGCAAATGGTTTGCCTGTGTCTGTTGGCAACCACTGTTTACCTTCTCTGATCTGGAACCCTTTAGCAGCAAGAATCAGATTCGCTTCTCTGGGACCGGAAAGCTTCAGTCGCTCGGCAATCTGGGTTGGAGTCAGAAGTCTCTGTTGGTCGGGAGTCTTTAATTCGATCTGTAAAAGGTTCAGTGGAGAAATGTTATGGATACGCTTCATCGCATTATCCGCAGACACAGTAGCAGCGTTACCTTCCAGCCCGGCAGTAACAGCAATACTCCTCAGAGCTGCGAAAGCTCTGGATGTGAATTCCTCCGAAATCATATTCGTTGCAGTTACTGTATACTGTCCAGTCTTTCGAATTGCCGGGAGCACTTCCGACGTAACCCACTTGCGAAACGCCTTGGCCTCAGGCTTTCGGGATTTGAACACCAGTGCGTAAAGTCCGGACTCGTTAATGATATTTACTTCTCCCTGACGACCTAAGAAATACTTAGACCGTTCATCGTCGTCCAAAGATTCGATCGCTACCGTTGGATTTGTCAACTCCAGAATATCACAAATATCCTTGGCGACGAACCAAGGCTCTCCGTCTTTGAGAACGGTACGAATTTCGCGAGTGCCTTCGAATCTGAATACAGTTACTTCATTCATGCTTTGCTCCTGTTGTGTATGTGTTTACAGCGAAAACGAATACAAACGATGGGGGTAACGTTTCGTTACCCCCATCGTAGTTCGGTTATTTCGTTTCCAGAAAATCAATCAGTCTGGCCAAGGCAGGAGCCTTGGCAATCTCAACCGAGAACTGAGACCACCTGGCAGCGCCTTCGCCCTTGAGCACAAAGACATCACTGTAGAGAAAATCCATTATCGCTTCCTCCACCCATGCCTGCATAGTGGTAACTGATTCAATGGGCTGATGCGTGTGGGCTCCGCGCTCGATGCGCAGGATTTTGTCGTGTGCGTTCCTGAGGCCCGCAAGCGTCATCGCTTCGAGCTCTTCGGTGCTTTTGTCTCTGAACGACTGGGGCACAACCATGAGCACCATTTGAGCGTAGGCCTTCAGGCCGTCGAATATCCAGTCCTCGGGAGTGGCGAAGCCGACAGTCGTATCCGTACGTTCGCCGAAGTTAAAATTCATCACATCGTCTTTTGTAAGAGTCATCACTTGTCTCCGATAATTCCGCTCTGTAACATACCCTGACGGAGGGTATCCATTTCTCTTACTACAGCTCTTCCCAGATATCTAGACAGTATCTCAAAGGATCTGTTCACAAGTTGAACAATATCGTCGATTGTTTTTTCATCAGGTTTCTTCGACCATTCTGTTACGACCATAGAGTTGTGCCACTCGTCGTCAAAGACAACGCGCAGGCACCAGTCGCTAAATTGCTTTCTTCTCTCCAGATAGAATTTCAGTCTGTCTTCGTTCATGTTCGTCTCCAAAGAATGAAGGTGGGCAGGGCCAGAGCAGCCCTGCCCGATGAATACCGCTTACTGCTTACCTCTGGCAATCGCATCCATCGCACCAGTGTCGATGGTGCGTTGCCTGAACCCATAATAAATGAAATGGTGACCAGAGCGCAAGACATTTCGTACATACCGCTCCAATTCGGCCTTGCGTACCACCATGCCTTCGTCGTTGCCACCCTGGTAATACTGGATAGGCCCGCCGCAGTCGGTGGTCATGATGGCGAATTTGGGACCAAGGTCGTTGATGTTGCAGGGATGATACTCGAAGTAATGTCCCCAGCCTTCGGGGCTTTTGGGTCTGGAGGTCCTGTTCCACGAGGTCAGACCCGCCCAATTGGCCTTGGTCAGATCATGCCAGCGCTTGGCCTTCGGCCAACAGGCGTGATTTCTTCCTCCTACCCATTCGCTGACCGGTTGCAGAATGATGCGGCTGGTACCCATGCTCTTGATAAAGTTCAGCTCGTTCATGTACCAGGCATCGTTCAACGCCTCACTGCACATGTCGACCCGATTCCAGTTGATGACATTGACAAAGGTCCAGATGCCTTTAGCCCGCATGGCAGTGATGAACTTCCTGTACGCATCATGATGGAAATCGAACGATGCATTCATCGGTCCGTCGTTCATCGCCGCGTATTCGATGTGCGTAATGTTCAAGCCTCTGGCTGCAAGCTCGTTGGCTAGCTTCTCGGGGTCGATGGTGTGCCACTTGTTGACAATGCCATAGCCCACGAAGGTTTGCGGTGGTGGAATTGCCGAGTTGTCCGGCTTGTGTTTGTTCTTAGGGCAGGCCACAAGGAGCATGGTCAGAGCCAGCAAGGAACAGATGACAAGCACTTTGGTTTTGAGTTTCATTTCCTTCCTCCTTCAGACAATTGTCTGCTGTTGTGGTTTGCGCTCGATGTCGAAGACACCGGCATCTGGTACAATGTCCTCCCTGAAGCCAAGACTCTTACGTGCAACGGTATTGAGCAGGGTCTTGAACTTCTCGGGAGGAATAATGTCACGATACTGGGCAAGAATCTGCAGATTCGCAAGCAGTTCCTGCGCATCGTTGCTCTCGCGCAGGAGAGTATCGGAAAGAAGAATCTCCGGATCCATGTCCAGAAGACCCTTGGGCACTCTCTGACCCAGTACTTCGCAGTCGAACATGTAAACTATACCGGGCTTCAGTACCCGGTTCTCCGCCTCTCTGAGCAGCGCCTGTACGACCTTGGCGCTACTGTTGTAGGCCATGTTCATATTACTGGTGGTCCTGAGTGCGGAGCTGATGTCGGTACCATCGGTCAGCATGTTGGGTATCTTGGTCAGACGTTCCATCTCATCGACGGCCATCTGGAGCACGGGCATCAGTTTCTCGATGTTCGAAGGCAAAGCAGTAACGGTTATGGGAAAGCCCTTGAAATTCGGAGCACCGAAGGCCTGTGTAGAATCGAACTCAATGAGCTGGTCCTGCGAGATATCGAGGACAATCTGCCCATCTTTATCCCGTCTGAAATATCTGTCCGGATCTTCGATGACACTTCTGTCCACCTGTAGAATCATGCCGACAGATTTGCCAACGCTTCTGTCCAGAGAATCGATGACGTTGCCGTAGAGCCTGGCAAAGGGATAGCAGAAATCATAGACCGAATACCCGTAGATACTGTCGCAGTTGCGTCTGAACACTGTGGTAAAGACACCCAGATGCTCGTCCAGAACATCCATGACCCTGGCCCGCAGTACATGGGAACCGGAGAAATAAATCTCGCAGGGAACGAACATCTCGTGTTGCATGCTCTCCGGAATGTCAATGCCCAGTTCTTGCACATGTTCCTTTTTGAAATTGCCTCGGGCAATCATCACATCATAATCGTAATTGACTATGGGATTCAGATTACGGAAAAGAAATATGTTGGGGATATAACAACCATCTTCGTATTCATCCAGATAATCGTCGATGTTCTTCTCCAGCTTTTTGCTGCCGGCGATGCCCAGTTCTTTCCACCTCAGGATGTCGCCTCTGGTATAGCGCTTGACTCTGAAAACTGCGCGACCGACGGTAGAAAGAGTAAAATCGGAGGTGAACCAGACATTGGCCGGATGCACTCTTTCGGCCGTAGCCTGAATCTTGCGATCGATAACAACCTGACCGGAAGCTGTAATGCGTTTCTGCTTCTTGACACTGTTGTCATCTATCCAAAACACACCGATGGGGTAGTTGGCAGTATCCTTCAGCACCTCGATATACTGGGACATGAAGTTTGTCCGATTGAAGCTCCGCTCGATGCCATCTTCATAATGCTGAAGCTCCTTGTCATTGTGCTTGACAGCCCGCTTCATCAGGTAGTCGTCAAAGGCTGTGACCAGATCGCTCATAGCTTTGAAATTGAAAGCATCCGGAATCTCGTCTATCCGAACATCGTTCATTTCGATGAAGGATTCAATGTTCTCTGCAAAAATGGAAGCCAGTTCTTCGAGCTCTTCCTCCCGCACCGTCACTTCCTTGTTACTCTTGAGTTTGAAGGGTTTGTTACCCACCTTGGCATAGGCATACTCGACCAGACTCGTGTAGTCGTAAACCTTGATGGTCGATATCAGACCCGGAACGGAACGGAACGGAGAACTCTTCTCCAGTGAACAAGCCAGCTCATCTGTGGAACAGATATTCTGAAGCTCCGGGTTACAGAGCGAACATTCCCCGTCATCTTCGGTGCAACCGTCACTGCCTCCTTGCGGATTGTCCGGCTTGACTTCGAAGTCGGGCATACCGTTCTGTGCTCCTTCCTCGCAGGCTCTCAGATATGCGCACTGAATATCATGGGTGGCACCGCAGAGACCGCGATACCCAATGGCCGAAAGGAGGAGCAGATTGAGTTCACCCAGCAGGTCCTTACCTTCGCCGGATGCTTCCCTGTCTGGCTTTATAATTGTAGCTGCTTTCATTGCGTCGTTTCCTGTTGATGTTTTTCAGGATATTGACCACAGGATACTGCGCCGCTTCGACCACGTCGCAGGTCGGGTCGTCTTTGTCAATCTGGTTGGAGAGGATTTTGCTCCTGGTCATCTTGTAATGATAACCGCCCATCAGGCCATCTATAAAAGTTTCGCAGGAAGGATCGATGGTCAGCTTCTTCTGGTCGATGAAATACTTTAGGCTCTGCTGTCTGACATCTTCTTCCTGATTGCGTACTCTGGGCAGCTCGATGGCGAAATGACAACGTCCACGATTGTTGGCATCCTTGATCAGCAGTTGCAGAACATTCAATGCAGATTCTGTCGTATCCGACATGCGACTTTTGCCAAGCCACGCGGACGCAGGGTCGGGGACAACGACAATGTTCATATGCTTCAGTTCCTGCTCACACCAGGGGATGAGGAAGTCGCCGATCTGTTCTCTGGTGCTGACGTTATCAGCCAGTGTGAAAATGAATTCTTTGAAGAAGTGCAAAACCCCGTCGTCCTGTTTTTGCAGACAGATGAACGCACTGTGCCCACCGGGATCGTAGCCCACGTAAACAGGTTTGCCGGGCAGAATCTCCTTCGTCACAAGAGTCTTCTCGTCTCTGACAAAGTTTCTGTATATCGCAGCCTCTCCGCTCATGGTGTCCGGGAGACCAACGATGTAGCGTCTCACCTGCGAGTCGTCTCTGTATATCTGTCTCAGCCAGTAGTTGTACCCGGTCCACGGGATACGCTGCATGTTAGCGTCCAATTCTTCGTAGTGGCGGGTAAAATTATAAGCCTCGGGGTTGGGCACCCAGATGACTTCTTCCCCACCGTAAACAGAGACCGGATACTTTTCTTTCAGTCGTTCGAGGTCCTTGATGTTCTCTGTCTTGATCGGGATGATGGGCTGGGGAGGAGTGAAAAAGACAAAAGGCAGATTGCTTCTGTCCTTTTTATCGTACCACTCCTCATAGAGTGCATGCGGTCTGGCCGGGATGTTGATATCGGCAAGGACAATGGAGAGACTGCTCTGACCCGAGAGCATATACTCTCTGCCATCGATGGTCTTTTTGATAACTAGGGATGCTGCGCGCCAGCGACCGCAGCGTTCGATGGCTGTTGTGATAATGTTCCACGGAATACTTTGTGCCTCGGGAATCATAGCACCCAGAAACTCGTGCGTCTTCAGACGCTCGAACGCCTGCTCGTTGTCAAAGCCGTGGCATTCGATGAGCATCCTGACCACAGTATCATCGCCCAGATTATGTTCGATGTGCAGTTCCTTGGGATGCATCGAATGCGTAGTGATGAGCCTGGCATCGTTGGCCACAATCTCCGGAGAGAAGATAGCCTCGGTGAAGATACCCCGCACGGTGTTGTAGGCACTCTGCTCCGACTGTCGGATAAACGCCCACTTGCTTTCCCGCACCTGTCTGGCCCCGATACGCATGGGCTCTACCAGACAGGCCAGGTTGTATGCCGAACGAACGGTAAACTCAGAGGACTTGCCTGTGCCCACCGCACCGTCCATGGCGAAGAGCGATTTGTCACGTTGCAGGAATATCTGCTCGAAGCACCGCTCGAAGAACGGATCGACAAATCGTCTGTGTTCGATTCTGTCCTGCATTGCAACCTCGGATGTCAGGGATTGTTCGGCAACAGATCACCCAAGAGTCGTTTGATACGTTCGATGCGCATGTTGCGCACCTTTCTCCGATCGATGATTGTGCCACTGGGTGCGGTGATACCAAGGCTCACAGTCTTGTGTTCATGGTCGATATTCAATATCCTGACCACAATATCTGTACCGATGATGATTTCGTCGTCGCATTCCTCATCCGCTATGCCGGGCGTCGATGTCAGAATCAACATGTTTTACCTCCATGTCGAGAATGTTTTTGATGTCCGCAGGTACGTCGGGAACTTCGCTTTTATCCCTGACCACAACGGTATTGTTGATAACAACACCGGCCTGCGCACCGTCGGAAACGTTCGCCTTCATAACGCGGTCGATGTTGTTTGAATGGAAGTCGGTTGCGTTCTTCTCGTATTTGTCCAGCGCCTCTGCCGCAGCGAGGCCGCTCTTGTCGAGGGTGCGAATACTGGTGTCGGCGAAACGAAATGCGTGGGCTTCGATATAACGTTTACGAAGCGTCGGATTCGAGCAGCAGATAATTTTCAACTCGTTGGGCATCAGACCCAGGTCCGAGGCTATCTGCTGCTCGGATAAACCGTTTGCTATGAGGGTGAATACAAATTCAAGGCCCACCGTATTCTGAATCACGATGGCCTTGTCTCTGATGTTCTCCACCGAAAGAAGAATCCCTTTCGCCAGTGTAAATTTCGCCTTGTCCGTCGGCACCAGTTCCATAATCTGTCCTCTCAGCCTCGCCGGCGTCTGAGCTCCTGCAAATAGTTGCGCAATCTGTCGCTGTAACCGGTGGTATCACCGGCCAGAGGGGAGCTCTGCTCGTTGGCCAGAGCCTGCGACACATCGCCTGCACTCTCGCGCCTGCGACTCTTGACAGCACCTGTACCCTGACGGGCCTTGCCACACGATCCACATGCCATGGTAACCTCCTTGTAAGGTTATAAAAAGTATTGAAGAAGTATAACGTCCTGTCGTGTAAAGCACAAGCTTTATGTAACATTCTGCGCTATGCCGCAGCAGTTGTGGCATAGCGCAGAATGTCCTTCTGAAAACGGACATGACTGTTGCCCCGTTTGTCCAGCACCTTGCTCTTCAGATCGTCGACTGTGCCTTTCAGATGCAGCCGATAAACATAGACCTTGGGTGCCTTCTGTCCCTGTCTGGCAAAGCGTCTGGCTATCTGATAGTCATGCTCCCAGTTAAAGGTACTGGTGTACATAATCAGCACATAGCCACTCTGTTGCAGGTTCAGACTTTTGGAGCATCTGGCGTACTGGAGGAAGAGAAGCGGTATCTCTCCTCTGTTCCATCTGGCAGCAATATCCTCCTCCGTATCTGACACACCTTCGGGGAACGCTTCCTGCAAAACTTTCAGATCATGGGTGAAAAGATAGGCAACAGCTATCGAAGAATCGGGGTGCTTGGTCCGTACAGCTTTGACCATCTTCTTGCAGAGCTCGATGCGATCGGGAAAGAGATTGATTGTTTCCCTGACGCTGTTCTTCTTCATGATCTGTCTGACTTCCTTCTCATCCTCTGTCCGCTCCAACTCGGCAATGGTCTCGGGTGAAAGCTTCAGGACCTTGTCCACATAGACAAAGCCGTTGGCAACCTGGGCCAGCTTGTTGGCCAGATCCATGGCACCCAGAGACTTATCCATAACCGGTTTGCCTGTCTCTTTGTCGGCAATCGAGTTCAGACACTGTTCCTTCTCGATGCGCTTGTACAAGGCCATGGACTCGGGTGACAGCGAACAGAGTACATCGACTGTTTCGATAGGTACCTCGGGCGTTTCGAAGCTGTAGAAAAAAGGGGCCACTTTCTTTTCGATCTCACGCGCTGTCTCTCTGCTCTTGATACGATAGAAAACACCACTTGTATTGGGTATGGGAAAAGCTTGACAGTAGATACTTCTGAACTGACTTATTGTCTTTGCATTCAGGCATCTGCCGTCGTCCAGATACTTGACCAGGCCCCAGTAATCCATTGCGTCATGTGGTGCAGGGGTTGCCGTGGCAATGAACCTGGCATTTGCACCGATGCTGAGAATCGAAAGGGCTACGCGCCATTTGCTGGCGTGACCCTTCAGGCAGGAGCCTTCGTCTGCGAAGATGAAGGAGAAATTTGTATTTGGGAAACCTATCTTCTTGAGCTCTGCCAACCAGTTCAGAAGCCCGTAGGATACACAGAGTACATCGAAATTGCCATCTTCGAGAATCTTCTCCCGTCTGGCAGGTGTGCCGGCAAGAGTGGCAACCCTCAGATTCTTCAAGTGCTGCCAGCGCTTATGCTCGACGCTCCACGTTTCCTTGACACCCTTGGGCACAGACACCGCCAGCATGGGCAGCCTGATACCCGTCTTCCTTCTGTAAATGAGGAAAGCAGTCAAACCCATAACGGTCTTGCCGCTGCCACACTCCGACGCGACACAGCCGGACTGCCTGCCAAGCATCCATGTGATGCAGTCCTTCTGAGTCTGATGTAAATCTTTTACCGTGAACATATCCATTATCCCGGTGGTTATTACCTGCTCGATTACTCAATCACTCAGTCATCTTTGGCAATGAAGGACCACACACCATACCACGAAAGACAACAGTAGAAGAGCCAATTCCTCAGGATCATCATGGGCTGATGGTCGTGGATATACAGCTCGCGCAGATGTTTGTCGGAAAGATAATAATCCCTGTGCAAAATATAATCACAATATTTGAAAAGATACAGACCGAAGCCCGCAAAGAACCCTGCATACCAGATACCAAATAATACCTTGAGTAGTGTCATCATTGTACTTCCTCCCTTGCTTCCTGTTGTAAAAGAACGTTTCGCATCTCCATCAGGCTTCGCACCACAGTATACGATGTACCATTTTCCTGACAAAGCAACTCTTCATTTACCTGCCTGCCGCTCTGTTTGTTGTGGCCCACCTTGAATTCAACGAAGAAACATCTGCCTTTTCTAAAGAAGATTCTGTCTGCCCCACCACTGCGACCGAACCCTTTGAGATTGCTCCAACCAAAGGTCCACGCCAACTTGCAACATTCCTGTTCCAGTTCGCTTTCCTTCATGACTGCTTCCCTCTGGCCAGTCGCTTCATGGCCAACTCGCATCTGGGTGCACATTCACTGGACATGCAATCCCGCTTCCTGTGTGTTTGCATGCACTTCTCGATAGCAATCATAGTACGTTGCAAAGGGCAACGAACAAAGACAAAAGGCAAAGTTGTCATCAGTAGCTCCCCGCCTGCTCGATCATGGTGGGTGTTACAAAGCCTCTGGCCAGCATTTCTTCCTTGAGCGGTATCATCAGCTCCCGCATGCCGGGATCTGCGGCTGCGCTGCAACGCAGTCGAAAGATATAGGCCCACTCCTCGGGATGTGCGTAGACCAGAATATTTGTCGCCGTGCTGTTAGGAAGAACAAGACGTGCAGCCTGTGGACTTTGTTTCTCACGAATGGCTTCGTTGTACCCTTCCTCCGCAACCAACATGGCTTCGACCCAGTTGTCCTCGGCAGGTGAGCCAGGCTTGAAGAATGCAGACGGACGAATAAAGGGAATGTGTCTGCCAAATTTAACATAGCGCTGACTCTCCTGCATGAAAGCAACCCAGTGTTTATGTCTAACCAGTTCGTGGGACACCGCTCTGCTGGTCACAATGTGCACAGGTATCCAGAGGTCGGAAGGTGTGGCGGTTTTCCAGTCATGCATGTCAAGTCGCAGAGCTTCTCTGATACTCAGATCTTTGCCGTCTGCTGTCGTGAACCTGCCGAACTCCAGAGGTGAGTAATGCCTGCGCTCGATCAGACCCAGAACGAAAGGCTCTGCTGTGCCCAGAGCGATCTTGTTCATCGTATTGTAACAGATGCGCCCTGCTCGCTCGACACGTTCGAACAAAGTCATCTTCGTCCAGTCCTCAATCGTTGCCTTCTGGTCAACAATTCTCATGCCGTTTCCTCCTTCCATCTCTCGTTTGCAAGAATAGCCCGAAGCGAACGCCTGGGCACACCGGTCAACACCGACATCTTTCTGACACTGAGCGCTTCATTTGTTTGTGTCTTGATTGTTCTTATCATATGGGCCAATGCTTTGTCCATCCCTTCTTCCACAAACCTGCGCTTTATTTCTGTGCACACCGTCTCTGCATGCTGAAAACGAAGCGTATCGTCTCTGACAATGGTCACATTCGGGAGAGGAACAAACTCTTTCCCTGATTCAATGTCCTTGCCCACTTTACAGCTATGACACATTGCATACTTCCTGACCTCCGACGCATCGACAAAGCCCCAGAGTGCCTGCTTTCTGAGCTTTGCCTTCTGCTGACACGCCAGACAGCCTTTACGAAAAGCCGCCTCATTCATCCGTGCGGGGATCCTGCCCACAAAGGGGCAGGTCAACTCTCTTCCAATCATCACAGTCACGTTGTTCTCCTCTTTACCTTGTGTCACAGCAACTCAAATTCTTTCAGCACAGACTCGTTCACGATGAAATAACTTTGTGCTCCGCCACGTTCGCCCGAATGACTATCGGTATTAGATATAGTCATTTTTTCGTCGGAATCTAGCGCACTTAACGCATCGCCGGATTGTTTCCATGGTAAATCTCCCATAAGAAAAAGTTAATGAGGACTGCTGTTAAAAACCCTCTATCAGCTTCAACGCCTCGGCTATGTACCAATCATAGTCAATGTCATAGTCCGAGGCGTTGCCGCTTTCCACAGTGTTCCACGGCGTAACGTTCTGGCCCGCGTTCACTCTGATGGCACGTTCGAGGTCAGGTTTGGATTTGGTCGGAGGCATTATTTTTGTAAAGTTTTTTCCTTCCTTGCTGACCAGATACCTTGTGTTCCTCTGAACCTCGTCGTTGCCCCAGAGCAGACGCGATGACCGGTTGACGTTCGTGCAGGCGAAGAAGTCATATACATTGTCATGTGACCGAATGAAGTTTCCCACATCCTCGCCGTGCACAAGCGCTTCCGTCGCAGCCATGGGAATGATAACCGCACTGTGGTTCTTGTGCCAGGCTATCCCAGACGCATTGTCCCTGTACAATTCGCTCCAGTTGTATGCGCCCTTGGCCTTGATCTTGCCATCAAGGCCAAGGGCTACATAGTTGTTTACGTCCCTGACAAACATACTCTGATACTCTGCAAACTCAAGCTCCATCCGCGTCATGCGTTCCCATTTAACACATATCTCCTGCGCGGCCTGAATCTCTTCGTTTGCAATCCAGTATGTGATGCCATCTGTATTGGCCTGTATCAACTTAACAGTCGAAAGGGAGGTCGTCAGCATGTCCCACAACATGAGAAGCATCAGTTGCCCGTTTATTACAGTACGTAAACTATACTCGGGATCATACAGCATAGAGTACACGCTGTTGGTCTTGCCGTAGGTTCCGTTCAAAGCCAGCTTCAACATCTTGGCTCTGGCAGGATCAGTCTTCTTGTACAGAATGCGTTCCTTCTTGAGTGCTCCGTAAATGTCTGTAAACTCAACCGGCAGATGTTCGGGGTGCATCCGGTATTCGATAGCGATCGAAGGGTAGAAGGATGCCACGTCAACGTCTACGATTTTATACTCCTCCGTCGCTCTGAATGCGCTCCACGGTCTGGCGGCATGCAGACCACCCTTCCCAAACTCGAAGCTTACATCGTCATGGACAACGGAGATGTTGTAATCCTGATATATTTCCTTAAGTTTTGCAATCTGTTCTTTCAATTCCCTGTATGCTTCCGACTTTCTGTCCAGCCTGTCCAACTCCACCTTGCATCGCTCGATGAGTTTCTGCATCTTCAGGTAGTCAGGCTTGTCCGACCATTCATAACGAGCACCCAGAATGAAGATGCGAAGCGTCTTCATAAACTGAAACACCTTTCGAAACACGGGAACCTCGAACTGAAACACCCTGTCAAAGACAATGTCCTTCAGATCGACGTACTCTTTGAAACTTTGCTTGGGTTTCCTGCGGCAAACGCCCGACTCATCTTCCTCGAAGTCATAGAGTGCTCCCAAACCAAACTGCTCTTCCAGTCGCTTCTGAATCAGTTTCTCCCCGATCTTGGTGTCGTTGTAATTCAGGACCTCGATGCCAAACTCCGGGATCAATGTTTCCCTGAACGACACAGCTTCTTCGCTCATCTGCCTGAACTGGGCCGTGGCCAGAAGATCAGAGCGGTTGTACTCCTTGAGTTGTCGAATCTCTTCCTCACTTGTTAACATGTAGTCAAAACCTTCGGTATATTCAACAATGTCTTTGCGCCGCATGTTAAACTCCAGACGCTTCAGTGATACAGTCTTGGTCTTGTTGTCAAAATGGTGCAGCTTGAAAAGATCGAGCTGTGGAATGTGCATGTCTCTGTCCCAGATCACATGCCCAAATCTGTCACCCTTTTTCATGGAGCCAATAATATCACAACTCTTCTTCCATGCTCTGGGCACTGCCAGTCTGTCTTCGGTCAGATGGAGGAGAGAATGAAGGACAGGGTAGTCGTAAGAGTAATTGTTAAACCCCACCATGACCACGTCCTGTTTCTTCAGATACTCCAGGTACTGAATCAGCATGTGATAATGGTTGTGGAAAGGTGACATTTCGAAGAACAGACACTTGTCTCTCGCAGGGTCGTAGAATCCGGCAAGAAAGATATTGGGCATGACCTCGAGGTCATAAATTATTTCCTTCATCACAGCTCCCTGAATCCGTAGCTTCGTTTTTCCGCATCCTGTTCTGCATCCAGTCGATACGACGCTTAAGCATGCGGGCGAAGAGCTGTACCTTCTCTCTGGCGTAGTCCTCGCCTACACCATCGTCCAGAACACTCACATAAACTCTGTCGTTGTGCAGATCGACTGCGATGCCAAGGTCATGCATGTAAGACTCGGTGACGCCGACGCCCGCCTGAAGAATCAAGTCGGAGCAGTCGGCGTCCAATCCGTGCTTTTGAAAAAGCGCCGTCAGACCTTCGACGAATGCATTGTATTCGTGTCTGTCCATACGGCGCTCGTCGGGATGTAATGACCATGGCTCGATGAACCATGGTCATGGTCATGGTTGATTAATCAGCTCGACTCAGCTCTCGAACTCGGCGAAGAAATCGTCGCCCGAAACCTGAGCGGAATTGCTCTGCGTGGATTGTGGAGCTGCCGAAGCGGGGGCATCCTGAATCCTCGTTTCGTTCTGCACCGGCGTTCCGCCCGGCAGCTCCACGTCCACAGCTCCGAAGCCATCAGTAATTGCCTCGTCACTCATCCCACCGATGGGAGTATCGTGAGCGGCGAACTGAATGGCGATAAGGTTCGACCACAGATCGACCTTACCCTTACTCCTGTTGGAGGGACTGGCAGTGAACTGCAACTTGGCGTTCACTCGGCAACCTGCGTAGAAATATTTCTCATATGCTTCCGAAGGATTGCGTACGATAAAACCTTTATTATCAATATAATTCGCAGGATAAGCCTCAGAATTACTAGTTTTGAGCTGCATAGATTTTTCGTGAGTTTTCTTATCTTCCCATGCCGGAAAGCGATTGTCCGTGGCATCGGAGACCCGCTGTACGTTGGGATCAACCTTCCGCATGATATTTAGTGCCACGTCCATCGCCTTCTTCAACTCCTGTGCCTCCTCGCGCGTGAAAGAGAACACAGCCGTCTGCCGACCCGTAGTCTTGCCCTGATACACGTTCGGTACCCACAAACGGGCAAAGACCATGCGCACGTTGTTGAGCTGAATAATACCAGCAGCGGCGTCACAAACAATAACAGTTCCTTTCTTCATAGCGATCCTCATCAGTTGATACAGTCTTAATTTCAATCGGTACAATTTCAATTTCAATCGGTACAATCTCAGGTCTCAGTTGTCAGTTTACCTCCTTGTCGTTGAATTCTTTCCTTCCTCCGTTGCTCGATGCCTTCTCTGGCTATTGTCAGAGAAGCCTTGTTGAACTCTTTGCGCACCTTGGCCAGGTCTCGCAATAAAGTTCTGGCCAGGCTGGCCATAGCAGAGAACTTGGTATTGGTCCTGATAGTACTTTGACCAAAGCCCGAGCTTTCGATATCAAAGCCGTCAAGCGAAAGCATGTTAAACACGTCTGCTGCGGAGTATAAATCGGCCCGAATTTCCCGGATCATCTGGTGCATTTCCCTCGCATCCATGCTGGTCCTCATGCAAGTTTGATGTACGGCTTCCGTGACTCCACTTCTACCAGATCATCGTACACCTTGTCAACAACTACTTCCTTCAAAAGCGCCGGGTTGACAGCTTTTTTGACCACAAACTCCTCCGCCTGAATGGGGAAGTTTTCCTCCAGATACTTTGCCGCAGCCTTCTCATCCTTGTACTTGGCGATAGGCTTCGGTCTGACGTAGCGGACACGACCGTCGGACTCGATATCGGAGAGACCTTCGAAGCGCAGGGCTATCTCGTTCTTCATATCGTTCGTGAATTTCTCCACCTGCTTTGCCCAGATGTAGGCGTCGATCAGCTCCGTATTGTCTCGCTCTGCAAAGCCATGGTCACTGTCGAAAACCTGCATGTTTCTATCGAGTGTCTCTTTGGCCATGTCGAACCAGGCTTTGCAGAACTGCTTGGCCGTGCAGTGCATACAATGCAGGCCCGGCAGCGGTGCAGCTCCGGGGTTGTGAGCCTCGGCAATACCGGGTCTGAGCACATCCTCCTTCCATACCTTCAGCTTCTCTGCGCTCATGAGGAAGGTATTGGATTCAAAACGTACACCGACTACGCCGAATTCAATGTCCTTTACATCCCAGTCAATGGCATCCATGATGCCCACAGCATAGGTCATAAATTGTTCGTTGTTCTCTGCGCTTACTTCAAGCCTACCGGTCTTGAGGTCATAGATATGAATACGATCCTCCGTTTCAAAGACCAGGTCTGCTGTACCCCAGACACCCATGCCGACCAGAGGGATACGTACCTCGTTTCTGAACCACAGAGCCTTCTTCAGAATCTCTTTGACCCAGAGAATCTGCTTTGCGAAGTCACTCCTGAATTGGAGATCATCCTGCAAAGCCTCCGTAGCACCATAGCGCTTGAGGAAGAAGGTAATGAGCCGCTGAGTCTCGGCCATCGGGTCTTTGTTCTCTGCCAGAAGCGAAGTATCTCTGGTCAGATCCTCGAATATTCTGTGACAAAAGCTCCCATCATCCGCAGCTTCGGTCTCCACCTGCATGAGATTCTTCGCCGTCACGTCGTAGTCCGGCGAGTTGGCCAGAAAATCGCACAGGTACAGTCGTCGTTGTTCGACTACACTCTCCCTCCTCGCACTCACCGGACATTTCAAATATCTGGCGAAGGAGGAAGGAGAAAGATATGCGTGACCATGTTTCGGTACCGGATGCGCCTGCAACCAGTCTGAGAGTTGTTCCAAATGTGACATGTCTTTCTCCTCCAAAGTTTGATCCCTGTCCAATTATTCAGATGAATAACTCAGATGAATGGTACACGCATAAGTTTCGAGCGCTCGATCATAACCTTCATATTTTCGTACAAGCGCTCGCAAACGTGTACCGTCATCATCATGCAGAGCAATTCGCCCGTCGGATCGCAGTACTGAATAAACTCTTCCATGGTTCCGTCACGGTACATGCGCCAGAGCACGGAAGACTTGTGGGGCGCAGGCCACCCGCCACACTCTGCCTTGAAGTCGTCAAGCGTTGTGGCCCTGAGATCGAAGTTATGTTCCTCACAGGTAACCGTGGGCATCCAGATACCGATGTGCCTTGCCTCTGTGATCCGCTGTGTATCGAAGAGGAAGAGTGGATCAGCCATGTAGTTGGTATAAGACCTGAGCACTGCAACATAGGGCCCAGCCTCTGTGCCCGACAGACAAGAGAGGAAGGAATACGGTCTCTTGTACAGAGGATGATTGCCCTGTTTGGGAATGCTTCTGGCCACCTCGATGGCTGTTACATCGTTTGCCTTGATAAAGTCGTCAGTAATGTTTGCAATGTTTTCCAGGTACGACTTGTTACGCATCGTCTCCGACGTTACACGTATAACCTTCTTGTCTTTGTCTCTTTCGCTCTCAGGGTATTTGTAACGCTCGGGGTCATAGGGTTCCCAGAGCGCATCCTTGGGATCGATGATAAACTTCGTCATAAGGGGCAGGAACATTGCCTCGGCCTTGGCCATTAGCTTTGACCTGGGCGGTGTCCGTTTGGCCAGAAGCGATGCGATCCGTGCACCTTGAGGTGTAGTCAGCGTATACTTCTTCCCAAGCACAGGGCGCGGAGCCAAGTCAGTCACCCTGCCTGTCTTGTCGGCATAGAGCACAGTCGGTGTGAAAGCTGGTTGCCTGGTACCCTCGACCACAATCTCCGACACACTCACCGTGTCCAGAGTGGGGCGGACAAAAATCTCATCACGTACCGCTTCCGCCTCCTCACTGAGGCCGCTATCCTCCTGCACAGAGCCACGATACTCCCAGCCGGCACTTCCCTTGACGTCCGTACCCTTGTTACGAAATCGCTCGGCAATCTCCGGATCCTCCAGCCGTTGATTGAGCATCTGAAGTGCCTGATCTGTGGTCTTCTGCCTGAGCGCATCCCGTGCATCAGCCGCTTTGACGCTGCTCTCGTTTGCCCTGGCCAGTTTCGCGGTGTACTCTTTCTGCTCGACATCGGCATCGACGATTTCATTGCCATCTTCAGTCGTTGCCTCCGGCTCCTTGTTCTCCTCCAACATGGCAATCCAGTCAGCATCGTCACTGTTGACAGATACAGTGTCTGCCTGCGGCTCAGTCTGTGGCTCTGATTCCGCTTTAGCTTGCGCCTCTGCTTCTGCTTTAGCCTGTGTCTCAGCTTCCAGTCTTTCTCTGAGCTCTTCGTCAGCAACTGGTATTGTGGCAACGTCTTCAGCTTCGATCTCTGCTTTGGTGCGCCGTTTCCTGCGCCGTTTGGGTGCAAGTGCAGGCTCCGGCTCTGGTGCCGGCGCAGCCTGTCTGTTACTCTCCTGCAACTCCTCCCAAAGATTTCCGCCGTCGCTCCCAGCCTCGGCCTTCGTCGCTTTCTCGATGGCCTGTTTGGCCTGAGCAATAATTGCAGGTGCCGGCTCGGGCTCTGCCTTGGGTGGCTCTACTGTTTTTACTTCGGGCTCTGCCTTGGGTGCCGGCTCTTCAGCTTCCGAAGTATCCGGCGCAACAAACGAAAAACTTTGATCGGCTGTATCATCAGATTTCTTGGTTGCAACTCGCCGCTGTCCTGTTTCATGGTCATCACCTGCTATCAGTTTCTGTACCTCGGTCAGCTTGCTTAAAGCGGCCTGTCGTAAAAGCTCCGTCGTCTGACTCCTGTCATCGAAGTCGATGATGCTGACAATAGCCTGCAAATGTACGATACTGCTGTCAATCGAATCCTTCCTGTTCATGTTGTCTCCTGTTTGCTGATTCTTCAAAGCTTACACCATGCGACTTTGCCCATTTCTTATCGTCGCGCCAGAGTTGCTGTATCTTTTCATCGCTGAGCGATTTATCAAATGCCTTCTCGCTTTTGTCTGCGCCTCGTGGCTCGTTCTTCAATCTTCGCCATTCGGCTGTGCCCTGACCATCTGTCTTTCTCTGCGGCTTTCTCCCGTGTGACTCTCTGCTGCGAGTTTTCATCTTGCCTTTTGTCAACACCTGCTCTTCAGTCAGCTGACCCAACTCGTAGCGCATAAGCCTGTTTCTGGCTGCCGTCTTCGAGACCCCGCAGTATTCGGCCAACTCCCTGACGGTCATGGTTATCATGGCTGTGCCCCGTTTGTCAAAACTTGTGTTCGCCGCTGTCAAAGACATCGGGGAAACGGTCAAGGTCGGATTCGAAAGGATCGGTTATCGACTTGTCGTGTTGAATCTCCGGCTCCTTCTTCTCTTCTCCGCCGTTTATAAACGTTTCCAGAAACGATTTCTTCTCGGCCTTCTTTTCCTCCGGCTTCTTCTCCGGCTCTGGCTCTTGTTGCATCTGCTCGGCTACGTTCTCTTCGTGCTGTTGCTTGGCGTATATGGTTCTGATCTCCGGGACAGAGATGAAGTTGAACAGATCGTCATCGTCATCGTCATCTTCTTCTGGCTGTGCCTGTGCTTCCTCCCGCGTCTCTTCTTGTGTCTCTTCGATTTGTGCTTCTTCCTGCGACTCACACAATGCATCGAGGGCGGCCATTTCGCTGGCGATCTTCAGGATACCTGCGTCAACCAGGTCCCGGATGACCAAAACGAAGGACCGAATGTCTTCGACAAGTTCCTTTGCCCGTTCACTGCTGGGAGAATGCAACTCATCGAAGAGTCTCTGCCACTGCTTCTCTTTAGTAAAGCCTTTGGCTGTGAGCGACGCTCGCTGCACTGTCGGATAAGAGACAACGTCGTCCGGTACATTCATAATGTCGACCAGAGGTCTTGTCCCTCCGGCCAGTCGGGCCAGAAATCGTATCGCCTTGCCTGTGTACATTTCGTTGCTGGGTGCATCCATGTCATCTCCTCCGTGTAAAGTAATTGTGAATTGCCACTTCCGTCTTTCTGATACTCTGTTTTATCTCACTGTCTGTTTTGTTCTCGAAGAAGCCGAAACTTCTGGGCGCTGATGCTAGCCCAGGTACTCGTCGCTGCAACTTGTTAAGTGAATTCTTGAGGAACCGAAATTCTCTGCTGTTTACCATGGCATCGTCCGGCGAGAATACTTTCACGTGTTCATAGACGAAGTCGTTTACAATCGATTCCGTAAAGACACCGCTCACACCCACAAGGTTTTTAAACTCGAAGAAGGCCAAGGCCGTAGGCGACTTGGAACTTTTAATGACAGCCTTCCTGTCCTCGGTATCGCTTGAATGTTTGAGCAAGGATATGTCGACCTTGCGCTTTATCAAGTATGTGTAAATCTCGTCCAAAAATTCTTCATGCTCCGACAGGCTGTACAACGAATCATAGTATGCCTTGGACTTGGGCTCGGCTCTGTTGACAAAGGGCTGAATGCGAGAGTCCGTTTCGTCGATGACCAGGCCATCCAGATGGTTGCTCTGAAAGAATACTCTGGTATAGATCCTTTGGTTATGTGTATGTATGCCGTACTTGACGTCAATTTCCTGCGTGTCATCCGAAAGAATGGTCTTGAGCTGGGAGAGCAGAGAAAATCTATCGTTGCCCGAGACGTAAACCTCGTTGACTACCAGAAGAACCGTGCCGTCCAGATACCCTGATTTGGCTCCCGGTCGTACGATGTCCATGACATCCCGCACCGTTGCAAAGTTGCTGTGTCCCACCAGTCTTGCCAGCACATCGGTCAACCAGCCACGCCCTGTGCCTTCGAAGAGAGAAATGGAGAACGGTGAGACTCTGTATCTGACCTCCGGTTCCTGAATCATCTGAGCCATCCAGTTGAGCATCCACTCACCCCGGTCATTTGGAAAGAGATAGGCCATGTGATCCAGAAAACGCTTGATATTGGGCGTTGCCTTATACGGATCCTTGATTGGCTGCAAACAACGTCGCATCGGTGGACAATAGGTATTGTAAAAATTCTCCGGCTGTCCTGAGAATGTGCCACCAAGAATCAGTCTTCGACCATTGGGCACATAGGCTGTGCACCAGGCTTCCAGATGGTTGGGATCTTCGAGCCAGCGATCATATGCGGAGAACTTTTTCTTCTGTTTCTGTCCATTGGGGCCGACGACTTCGACCACATACTTCTTGTTCCTGTAAAAATCCCGCATCTGGGCAATGGTTCTGGTCGAATCCGCAGCGGACTTGGTCATATCGCCTACCAGCCCGCCCTGAGCAATGAGTACAAAGTTATCCAGCATCCACTTGTACTCCTCTTCGCTCTTCTGGACTGCCGAACCCGGCGCATCACTGCCTTTGTTGTTGACGCTGGCCCTGAAGGCATCGAAGAACGTATCCGGTTCCTTCATGAAGGCTGTTGTCAGTGCCTTCTCTCTGTTGATACGGGAGCTCAGAACGTTCAACGTCATGTGCGGATAGCTGCCCATGGTCGACCAATGATACCGCTGATCCTGGTCACTCTTTCTTCCTCTGAACCGCTGCGACCAGGTGTCCCAACGTTCAAACCCTTCAAGCGATCCTTTGTAATGGTTCCAAAGTGCGATGCCAACGTTCAACCAATTCTCTCTGTCGTTACCATCGGTATTGTTCAGAATGAAATCGATTTCCTCATCGCTTAGAGGAACAGAATTTGTCTTTGATTTGCTTTCTTCCGTAAAAACTTTTTCAATTTTGAGTGGTGCTTTGGGTATTGTTTCTGTTGTGGATATTGCTGTAGAGGAAGTGATTGTTTCCTTTGGCTGATACCTCGAAGGCGCCATCCTTCGGTTCGATACTTTCGTAAACAGTTTGGTCAGATTCATCGACGCTTCGTAAGCGTCGAATATTTTCATAAGATCGTCGTAGCCAAGCTCAAGAATGCCCGGCATACGGATCTTGTCGTCCAGTTGAGCACCCTTGTCCTTGTGCCAGAGACCAAGACCGGAGTACCACGAGAGCTTGTTCTTTCTGCTAACACCGTCCATGGTAAGCAGGCTCTTCCAACCCAGATACTCGATGACCTGCTTGTCACCATTGGGGTTAACGTATGTAGCCGACCTGGCCCTCGATACCCGGTTGAACAGATCGTCCTTGGCCTTGAACACGACGGCTGCGCGCATCGAGAAGTTGCGCTTGCGTATCAGCGGATGTTTGCCCTCGGGGCACATGTCCAAGATGAAATCCAGAAGCTCCTTGACTGCGAAGTAATCATCGACATCGATGTCAAGGGCCACGATCTTCGATTTGGGATCGCCGCAGACCAGAGCGTTGCTGGCTGTGGGGTACAGCCATTGCCAGGCCGCAATGTCGATGGCCGTATATCTGACGTGCTCCGAATAGAAACCCGAGAAGCAGGGCACACCGTTTGTGTCTACAGGAACGACCTTGTAGCCCCGACTTGTATACACACAAGCCGTTCTGTACCTGCGTATTTGAAGCTCTTCGTTATCCATATCGCATCCGCCGGAGGTTGAACGAAAGAGGATGAGACCCCATATTACTCTGCCTTCCTCTTTCGTTCAAGGTAAAAATTCAAGTGACAACCTATGGGCGCAGATCACCCAAGTAGTTTATCCAACGCTCCCGATGCGATCCGATTTTCGAGGTCAACCATTTCCTGAATAATTTTATCCCTTTCGACCCCTGTTCTGACAAGCCTGGCCCAGTTCTCTTCGTCCAACGCATCCTCGCACATGTCGCCAAGCTTTTCCCACAGATCCTTTAGCTGCTCGACCTGTGCCGCGTCCTTGTCAACTGCCTTCAGACTGGAGACCTTCGCGATCTTCTTCGGTAATGCCTGTGCCATCGTTCCTTCCTCCTGTTGATATGATTTATGGTCAAATGTTTTTCGTCTTTGCTTTAAGACAATATCTCGCTACATCTCGAAGTATCTCCTTGTATACCTGAGAGAACTGATCCATCATTTCTTGTCTGGTATCTGCATAGTTATTCTGCAGATTCGAAATCTGGTTCAGACAATCTTCGATGGTATCGTTTGGATTATCGGCATCTTTGGTCCGAATAATTCTTTGAATGAGTTTTTTGAGCTCACTCGTCACACTGTTCAGTTTACGTTCGGTCGACTGATGTATATCGTTGGTTTTTTGCAGATTATCTATTAACGGATCAAGGAACTCACGACGCAAATTTACACTCTTGTTCACAGAATCCAATTCGATAATCGGCAGACCTTTGTCATCTGTAATGGTCAGATAGTAGTCGACTGCCAAATTCCTGATGTCCTCCCTTCTGTCCCTCCGTGCCATTGGCAACCAATCGTAAAAGTACGATATCAGATCCTTTGCGTGTATGTGCTGTGAAATATTATCAGTTACGTGTACTATCTCTGCATTCTTTGTCACATCGTTCATTGTTTGTTCCTCCTGTAGATTCACTGTTTGTTGATCACTGTTTGTCAGCTATCGGTCCCAGTACACTGGCTGCATCACGAAGCAGATAAGCCGCTTCGTAACGTGCGTCTTTGACATTGACCCGACGAGAACGAATGATATATGTCACATCAACATCACCTGTAATAGCGATGTTGAGCGTACCTTTGTCGACAGATTTGAGCACCTGCCCCGATGTCCACCTCTTTTCACCATGATGAAAGAACGCAGTCTTGCCATACAACTTTCGGGTAGCAAGTTGTAAAACTATGTCCAGTACATCAAACGGAAAGACATCATTTGCACCTTCGGTCTCCACCCAATGGCCGTTTGATACCAGGCTCTTCGCACTTGACAGAGTGAACCCAAAACGCTTTGCCTTAGTATAGCGTTTATCATGAATGATTATCTCAAGCATCGTTCTTTCCTCCTGATTGTGTGGTTGTAATTGTGTCTTCGTCCTTGTCCTTGTCCTTGTTGCTTGCCGTTTTCAAAATAAGCTCTGTCATCCTGTCCATCCGCGCCCTTGTGATATTGTACCTGCCCCGCTCGAAGGCCAGGTAATTTAACCTTGATGTTTTGCAGGCGTCGCTCGCCTCCTTTGCTGTCAGCTTACTGCCGTGACGAATGCTCTTCAGCATCGCTCCTCCGGACAGATTCCTTGCCGAACAGATCAGCTTTGTTGCTCTGCACATGAGGCCATGCAATGTACAGAGATCGTCAAAGGACATGGTCTTCATCAGCCTAGTCTCAAGCTCGGTCGTCGTCCGTACCTCATTCAGAAATTCACCAACGGCTCTGCCCAACTCATCCGTAGTATTCATCCTTCCACCACCATGACGCAGGCATTGATTCGGGTCTCTTGAAGAACTTCGTACCTAAGCCCCGAACAAGAGCATGACCCAGGTTCACAGCATTCTCCAGCTCGGGCAGAACGGTGTACTCGCTTGCCGCGTGTGCGTTATAATATCCGCAGGACAGATTCACACACGGAATGAATTCGGAGATATGGTCACAGTCAGAAAATGTACCTGTCGACCTTCTATATCCGAATTTCTCCGCAATATCCAGCACAGCGTCTTCGAAATCCCCTTCGCAGTATGCGTTACTTGTGCCGATGACATCGCCTCCGCCCCTTCTGTCGAAGATTAAACCGTATGGAATACTGTTTGTTCTCTCTTCGGAGAAGCCCTGCAAAAACTCACGACACACCCCACCGATCTCTTCCTCCACAGAGAAGATGAAGTTAATGTCCTTCCCAAACGACTGGATAAGTTTCAACGCTATAAAGATACCGTTCTTATCGTCAGCCCCAAGATTTGTCTGCTTACCCACAGCATCGAATCCTCTGACGATCGGTTCGCCCTTTGTCTCGAACTCGACTCTCACACAAGGACTTATACCTATCTGATCCATGTGGGCACAGACCAGAGGTTTACTAGGCTCTAATCTGTATACAACGCCTTCTGGAGAAATCGAACAATACTGTTGCATACCTGCAAGGGCGATTCGCACAACACTTCGCATGTTTCTTTCGCTGCCCGATGGTGCATAGGTTCTGTACAGTGTCGACAGAAGAACTTTGTCCGTGTGGTTCATATGATCATCGCCTCCTCGTTGTTGTCGTTCTCTTTATTCCTTCGCTCCAAAACGAGCAACAACATATCCTTTGCTTCCTTGCCGCTGAACCTGGGTGAGACACATTCCAGATCCTCCGCCAGGCTCTGTGTATCGGTCTGTTCGTCATTGCTGCTGTCATTGACAAGCCCAAGCAAGTTCGACAATGCAGACGACTCCCTGCGCAGCTTCGTCACCTTTGCTCTGGCAAGGCTCAACGCCTCTGTAACTTCGGACACTTCTTTTTGACAGTCGACATGCCATTCCAGATTCCGCTTTGCATCCAGATACTCAGGAACCACCTTCTCAATGCTCTTCTCCACGTCTTTCAGCTCGTGCTCAACTGCCGCAAGCTCCTGTCTGAAAACCATTTCAGAGAAAGAGAACCTGGTATTCGATAATCTGATCAACGCATCTTGTACAACTCTGTCTCGTTCGTTCAGACACAATGTCCGCCTGGTAAAGTACATCTCCCGCTCCGCCTTCTTCACCTTGACATACAGTTTCAAATCTTTCACCTTGTCTTCGGTGAAATTTCCCTTGCTCAATGCAGACAGTTCATCCAGTCGCTTGCTCAGTTTCTTTGCCAACTTCTCTTCGAAGCCCAGCATCTCTGCGCACTTGATCTTCTCCTCGTTTATCCGCTGCATCAACTTGTGTGTTTTTTTGTTCGCCTTCATGATCTGTTACCTCCTGTCTTTGCAAAATTCTGAAAGTGCCACATGCCAACAGTCTTTGTACATGTCCAGATGTTCGTCAGGTACCAAGCCCGGTGCAAAAGAACAGAAGAACTGGGACATGGTAAGTGGTTTCATGAACTGTTCCCTATTATGAATACAATCTTTGTCACAGTCCAACAACGTTGGTGCAACGTGGCTGTAAAATATACGATAGTACGCATGCTTCGGATAGTATTTCAACGTGTAGAGCACATCGTATACAGGCACATCGTATCTCTCGCTTATTGCAAGAACGAAATCGTCTGTCAACCTCACAGCATCTACTCTGTTCAACACCCAAAACATATAATCATCGTCCAAAAACACAGCCACAATGTCTGTCTTGCGATTGTCTGTCTTGCGATAACCAAGTGCCTGGTCTTCGGGTGCATTAATCTCTTTGTTATACAGCCTCTTTGCTGTTTCCTTTACTATGTTAAACCGTGCGTTGTACGCCATCGCTCCGGGATCGTAACGAAATTCACGAGATACACGAATGAAACGTTCATGCTCCTGTGCGTTTGTCAGTCCTCCCTGATTGCATACCTCAATGAACGCCTCGATAAACTGCCCGACTGTCATTTCGTACGGCAATACTCTGTCGTTCCTCCCTGGTTTCGTTGGTCTGACATTATTATATCGTGTACTCATAAAAAAGTTACTCGATTTGAAAGACTCAATGCATATATCAAAATCTACAATCTCTTTCTTCTTTATACTCAAAATCGAATTATCTGCGTGACTGGGTAAAAAGAACGGATATCCTTGCATTTGTCTACCTCCAATCTTTGTTGAATTACTGTGCATTGTGCATTGTATTTGTCGTCGTCATGCTTTACCCCATCGTTTTTGTAACACGAGATCCCAACAGCGCTTATACACCTGACGTTTGCGCTCTATCTCCTTCTCCGATTTACCTTCGATCGGTAGATTTCTTACAAATTCTTCTGTTGTTATCCTCTGCATAAGCGATGTCCAACCGTTAGTGGTACTTCCAGCATTCGCCGCTGCATCGTAGAGCACATGGTCACAAAGGAAGAATTTGTATACAAACGATGTCATATGTATGAGCATTGTCAATACACTTCGAATCGCATTCCTTGGATCTGTTACGGTGTCTATCAGATAGTTGTTAACAAGCTCTGCCGCTCTTGTCTTGGTCAATATCCAAAGATCATGGTTCTCATAGTTTACCATGATACATATATAAGGCGATGCATTGCTGATCAGGAAATATGAACAATCTTCATTCACCTGTGTGTGATATAACTGATGTACCATGTGGTTCACACTCATATCCTTCGATCCATCGATTATCACCATATCATCTTTGAAACTACGTGATTCAAGGAACTGGATCCAACGCTCATATGCGTAATTCACATTGATTTTCTTAAGCATCTCAAAGATAATAGTCTGCAACTCCCAAAACGACATGTAATGTGGTAACAGTCTGTTGATCTGACGCGCGGAGATCACAGATTCTACAATCGTAATCCTCGTACCCTGTTCTGTATACCTGACATCAAAATATGGTGTCATAGCGTTACCTCCAATCTTGTTTTCTTTCCTTCCTGCAACCGCTTTAATGACAACTCCCAGCAGCGAAGCAATGTACGATATGACGTCGGGTTCTCCTTCAATCGCTTGCTATCCAAGCCGGCAACGACTTCCTCCACCGTTATCTTCGATATGAATTTTTCCAATTCAGCGTTGCTGGCCTCCTGTCCCTGCTCTTTGAAAATCTTTTCAACTTTCTTCAAACGTTCCTCCATGATATATTCAAACATCGACACAAAGGCTCTGTCTGCAAAACGCGCGATTGTTGACATCAATGTCTCCAAATCACTTATGTGGTCATCATCTTCAGTATCAAACAAATGGTCATACAACATGGTATGTGCATCGTCTGTGCTCAATGTCCAGAATGTTTTAGCGTCCGAGTCCAGATACACAACTGCAAACCTTGTACCTACGTCATCATTCGCATATTGTCCATAGCTGTTCACAAGTCTGCTCGGACAAAGACTCCTTTGGATATAATACAGGCCCCGTGCTATGTCCCACGATGTTTCAAACTGTGTGTTCCACAGTAACAATTTATTTTCGATCCTGTTCCTTGATCTCTCTATCCTGCGAACCATGTTTTTATAGTCATAGCTTGTTGTCTTCTCACCAATGCCAACGACAAGGTCCATAAACTCGCCTGTGGTTATTTGCTTTGGCAACAATTCTATGACAGATGTGTTCTTTGCCGTATCGACAATGTGTAGACAACGCTGCCCATCGTTTTTTACAATCTCCCAATACCATCCCATGGCATACCCCCTTCTTCCTTAGTTGTTTTGTTCTTCGCTCTTTTGTTCTTTGCTCTTTTGACAATGACAACACGTCCAACGGAAGTCATCGTCCGCTGACATATGTTCTCGTGTAAAGAATCGTAAGCAAGTCTCGCAGAATCTGATATTCATTCTCGAGAATTTCAACAGAATCTCGTAGCCTTCGTCGTCTGTACCTTCGTTGATCTTTTCAGCATCATTGATATAAACTACGTTGCCTGACATTGTCTCGACAATCTCATTGTCTTCGACAAGACTGTCATAACAATCCTTACAATAGCACTCGTCGGAATCGTTGATTACACTAACAAAATTTGCGTCGTTACGTGAAATGACATCACCGCATGCATCACACGTACACCATTTGTCGCTGAAACAACTTTCACATACAGTGTCACCGTCCGGTGTCTTGTGGATTACTGTATCGTCTTTACAAAAATGTTGATCACAACAATCACATCGAAAATATTTGTCCTCAAAGCAATTGTTGCAAACGTAGTCGTTATCTTCAATGAGGAAATACGACTCGGGATCGTTGACGTTGATAGTGCAATTACAATGTATGCATTTCTCTGTCTTCATCGTAAATCCTTCCACTTCTCCGTCCTCGTTGCACAACGTAAAGCAACGACCATTTTCTCTTTGTTCGTCCGTCAAGGAACTGTACAGTCTCCCTGGCGTAGCTGTCGCGTACTCGTTGAACGTGTCGATGTACGGTACGAGACTGTACGTGTCAGGTTTACAATGTGGCGCGGCAATGGACATTCTTTCCAGATCCACATAGTCATCGCCCGGTTTCATGTCCGGTGCGACGTACCTGTTTACATTCAGCGCCTGCCTGATCTTGCGATAGTAACCATGCGCTTTAGCATAGTTGATCATCATGGCTTCGCAATCGCCGTCTTCAGCATAAATGCGATCCATGACTTTAATTATTTCGCCTGTATCTTCATTGCGTACGTCGTCGTGAAGCAGAGCTCTTGCCATAATACACCCACCATCGTCACCATCGGTGATATAGGCGATCCTGGTATTAGGCAGATCGTCGTACAACTCAAACATCTCTTCGTCCTTGTTCTTCATGCAGGAACGAAGTGAGCTTGTGTAGCTTCCTGTATATATTTCAAACGGATAGTTAGCTACCTTGACTGCCTCAATACTCTTCAAAAACTCCTGTCGAAAGGTATCAGCGACAGTCTGACCTACAAGTGCAGCTTCCTGCTCTGTCAAAGCAGGAAAAGCGGCACGTAGAAACTTAACCGGCTTGATGATATGCCGCTTAGTTAGACCGGAAGTGTATATTGCGTCCTTGATGGCACCGAACTGACGACCAAGACCATCACGAAAAAGAATGGAAGGAAGATAACAGATCGTATAATACAGATCGTCTCTACTCTGTCTCCAATCCAAGTCATTGTGAACAAGAATTTGGATTCTCGATGCAATAACAATGTACAAAGACTGCAGCACCTGCACCTTAGTCAACGCGGCAATCCTTGTACTGTCGTACTTGCTAGGCATCAAGTGCGTAAATTTATATGTGCTGACGAAACCTTTCTGGAAAAACGAAAGGTAGTCTTCGTAGGTCCAGTCCCTGGTTTGTTCCTGGTCCTGCATGACGAGCGAACCAACCAAGGCTTTGGTCAGAGTCTCCCTTACTTCCTCACCAATAACCGTACGGCAATGCCGCTCGATGTTGATGTCGTTAAGGAAGTGACGGTACAGACTGTGCCTTGGGTTTTTGTATGATTCCTGGCTGTTAATGTAGTTAAACATATCAGCCAAGAAGCCCGGCAACGCAGATATCTGCACAGGCAATGTGAACGTTGCCTGGTTTTTGATCATATCCTTCAACACAGGATTATGATCAAGGATATCCTGTGCTGTAATATTACCTTGGAACGACGGAAAGAAACCTTGTTCGTTAATTGTAATGGTGGTCTGCATGGCAATCTCCTTTGCCTTGTGGCTGATTTTAGCTTGTGACCGTCACAAAGTATCCACCAGCCTTGTTTTTGTTGCCTGGCCCATGGCACCATACCTTAGACCAGGTCTTTCCTCATTTTTGTGCTTGTATTATAACATGTTTACAACTTTTTGTCAACCTATTTTTTCAATTGCCTTTTCCTCCTCCGTGTATTTGTCATGGACAAAGAGCATCATAACCAACAGGACAAGGCACCCTCTGTCGTCGATCATCGATTCCTTTTCAAAGTCAATGATCCTGGTCAAGGCATCGTCCAATGCAAGCCTGGTTCTACCTTGAAGATAGTCGGTCAAGACCCATGTCCTTTCCAGCCAAAGATCAAGAGTCCGTATCTTCGACTCCTGCTCTTCTACCTGCTTGTGTGCCTCGTTCAAAACATTAGTGTTGTTAATGAAACCGTAATCCCTCGTTGTAAGCCTATTCATTATGCGCTTTTCAGCAGTAAAGTCAGTCAAAGCATTGACTGACTCCTGATACTTTGTGGCTTTGCCTTTGTTCTTCTGAATTCTCTCCTGTATTTCATATCGTTTCATCACAAGAACATTCAAAGCGTTGTCGAGATGTTCCTTTGCTTTGCTGTACTCTTCCTCAAAGCCAGGCTCTCGTTCCTTCAGGTATTCTCTGGTTCTGATCAATCGATCTTCAACTGCGTGATACTCACGAATCCACCCATTGCGCCTCTGCTTGGCATATGCCAACTTCGCCTCCAGATCGAGTCGCAAGTTTGTCAGAATGGAGGAAGATTCCCTGGTAATATACTCATACCAGTTCTTCCTTGTCTTATCGTTCTGCTTCCTGATAGTTTCCTTGCTTGCTCCCATGGTGTTTCTCCTTGTACGTGTGATTGTTCTTATGTTTGCTTTGTGTAGCGTCTACGCTCCACAACAGACTTTGTGTAGCGTGAAACTGAATTTGCAAGACACAACAAGTCTTGCCTTATCTTTCCCTTGTGACCGTCACAATGACCAGAGCCGCCATGAGGAAAAAGCGATCCTGTGGCGTCATGCCTATCTCGATAGAGCGTATTCTGCTGGCTATCGAGGAAGGATTGTTGACCAATGTCAAAGGGACAGACCGATCCTGTGATGCCATGTCGATATTGACGATACGCATCTTCTCGACTATGGAGGAAGGATTGGCTAATGTTGGGACATCGAAGCCACCGAACAGATAGTTATTGATATCATCGAGGTACGCCAAGTCTCTTCGGCTTCGATTCAATCGAGAATTGACCTCGTTCAACTCGTTCGACAGATTGTCAATCTTTGCCGCCAAAGGAATGTAGTCCTTATACTTCTCTTCGAAGGCATTCTTCCTTTGATAAACGTAGCTTGCCTTGTCAACAACGTCAAAGATTGTTGACAAGCCTGTTGACGCATCTATCACTCGCAAATTGAAGTCCAATTGGACCAGGAACAGTTCGCCAGTCTTGTCGAAGCTGATATCGTTCACTTCGACCATTGACTTTACCGACTCTTGCTCTTCCTTGAATCGCATTCTCCAGTTGGCAAGCATGCTGGCCTTGTCATGATTGTCAATGCCTTTGACAATGGTATTGATCATTGCACCTGCTTCCATTGTTGCATCGTGCAAGGCGCTTTCGAGCTTTTCCTTTGTTCTTCGCGTTTCTCCTATGTCCTTGACTAATCCATCGTAGAGACTAGTTATAGATCTTTTCGCCATGTCAAGAATGGCCTTGATCCTATCCGCTTCTGTGACAGTCACAGCTTCCGTGACTGTCATGGTTTTCTCTTTGCCCATTGTATTTCTCCTTGTTACTTGGTTAGCAGTCAAATGATATCCAGTAATAGTACTGTCACAAGCGCAGCAAATACCATGACTGCGACAGTATAGACCACTGCCCCTCCAACTGTTATTGTGATGAACTTGTCATCGTCATACTCGTTGTCATACTCGTTGTCATACTCGTTGTCATACTCGTTGTCATACTCGTTGTCATACTCGTTGTCATACTCGTTG